GTCGGTCGCTCGATCGCAGAAACGCAATCGCCCCCCTCCCGTCGTCGAGACACGTCCCCCGGTGGATTATCGCCATGACTTCGGCAGTCCGTCGAGCGCGATCTCCGGGCGCTCGATCTGACGTCCACCCTTCTCGGCATGGCGCTTGTTGTCGCAGGAAGCGCAGAGTGTGCGCAGGTTGGAGAGCATGAGCGCCAGGTCGGGACGTTCGCGCCGATCGATGATGTGATCGACTCGTGCGCTGCCCTTGAGCCGCACGCTCCTCTCGCACACGGTGCAGTGCCAGTGATCGCGCTTCAGGCACAGGTAGCGCAGCTCGCGCCATGCGTTCGAGTGGTAGAAGGGATCGGTCATGCGCGTCCTTCCCACACGTCGTCGAGAAACTTGAAGTCGGCATCGACGGGGCAAGCGCCGGTATGCCACCAGCGCCACAGGCACCATGACAGCCACAGGTAGCGCAGGTGGCGGATGAGCGGCCAGCGTTTCATGCGTCTTTCGTATCGCCAGTAGTTGCGTAGTGCGTCAACCGCGATAGCGCCTGCGTTGCTGCGTCAATGTGCTGTGACAAGGCAAGATTCAGAGGGTCATCTTCATCAAACACGGCCAGTTGTGCATCAATGGCGTTGCGTAGATTGACGAGCGCCAAGCGTAGAGCATCGACTATTTCGCAGGGAACGGCCGGCGGCACGTAATCCGGCCATGTGCCGTTGCGGCCTCTCTGATAGCCCTTCGAATATCCGCGCTGATAGTCTGTTGCTGCCATCACCACCTCCTGCGGATGCCGGGCCAGCGTTTCACGTGGATCACGCGAGCACCCACGCCAGGACGAAGGCGAGCACGAGCACCACGACGGCGAGCAGCAGCAGGTAGATCCACACCGTGTTGTCCTCGTCGTCGAGCCGGCTCATTCCCCGCGCTCCATCTCGCGGAGCTCCCGCATCTGCGCCGGCTTCATGCGCACGGCGAAGCAGCGCTCGCAGGTGCAGCGCGTGCCGTGGCCGGCGATGACTTCGACGCCGTGCTCGGCGGGACGATGAAAGCGCTGGCGCTTCGCCTGCCTGAGGATCTGCCTGAGCTCGGCCATGCGCTTCGCGCGCACGGCAAGCGGCGGCAAGGGCGCCTCAACCGGTGCCGGCGTCGGTGGCCTGGACTGCGGCACGGCGGGCTTCGTCGGCCGCGTCCAGCCGCAGTCGCTGCAATATCTCGCACGCTCGATCGCGGCGTGACAGCGCGGACATCGCATGCTCGTCAGTCCCACAGATTTATCTGGCGCCAACCATTCGGTTGGACCTCTCCACGATGCAGTTCATTGCTAATCCGTGCGCCTTCCTGTTCATCTAGCCAAGTGGCAAGCGGCTTGCGTCCTTTCGTCCCGTTGCACGATTGGCACAACAAAACCAAATTGCGCGCATGCTGCCGCGCCCAATCGTCAGGACTTCGCGGTGCTTCTAGATGGTCGGTTTGAATATCTCTTTCACCTTGATACGCATGCCCGCACGACCGACACGTCGCCTCGCCGCTGAGCGCAGCGCGGAAATACGGAACCAGGCCTTGGTAATTCATGTTTATCCAAATGAAGTCAAACGGCACTTTGAGTTCAGCCGCTTTGCGTGCCGCCCGCGCTCTCACAATCGCCAGCGGACGGTCCTCGTTCTTTTTCTCGTTCCTCTCGATCTGCTCGCAGTCGCGGCACTTCGCGCTAAACGTGTGCAACGCATCGGTTGCACCCATTTTTTTCCCAATGCGAAAGCGCGAATGATGTTTCCATTGCAGACACTTCTGACATTGCCGCTCGCATGGCCTCTTATCGCCTTTCATGTCCTCACCTTTTTTTTCGCCGTTTCCCTGCCTTGATTGCTCTGGCGAGCTCGATATCGCCGCTTGCCAAGGCGATCGCCAGTCGACGGTTTCTCTCGACGTGGTCCTGGTTTTGGTCTTCAGGAATGTTTTTTAAAACGGTTTTGACGTTGCGCTTGTCCCGTGTAGGAGAGATAGATAAACCAAGGTCAACTTCACTTCTCTTCTCTTCACTTCTCTTCACTTCTGCTGTGCGCACCTGACTGTAGACAGGTGAATTATTTGTAACCTCTTGTTTGTGCTCGATTGTCCATGGCGAAATCGGGAAAACTCGCTTGAAATAGCGTGCTCGCTGCCCGAATCTCGGAATGTGTAGATAAGCCTTCCCATCGACCTCGTAGAGCCGCACCAGGTCGGCGTCTGCCAGCTCCGTCAGCGTCTTGCAGGCATGCGGTTCGTTGTTGATCCCGAAGTCGCGCCACAGGCGCATCAGGCGGAACGCATCGGCGCTGAAATTCCCGTAGGAGTCGGCCTTGAGCAGGAGCGCAATGAAGGCGAGCCGGTCGGCGTTGTCCTTCAGGCGCAGCCAGCGCTCGGACTCCAAGATCTCGTCGCGTATCAGGCGATCTGGCACTCACCGGCCCTCCACGATCGCGACCGCCTCCGCGATCGACCGCGCGACCCCTGATACACCGTTATTCGCCCGGACCTTGGCGAGCATGAATTCCTGCTCGTCCGTGAGGCGCCCCTTCGAGCTCTTCACCTCGATCGCCAGCAGGCGTCCATCGCACATCTGGCCCAGGATGTCCGGGCAGCCTGGGAACCCGAAGCGCACGTATCGCCCGTCGGGCATCCGGTAGGCGCCGCTATTCATCCGCGCGACCCAGGAGACCTCCGGGTGCAGGCGCAGGACCTTGATGACGGCGTTCAGCACGCCCTGCTCAGGGTGCTGGTTCCGGCGCCGCGGGCCGGGCGTGGCCCCTCCGCCGAACAGGTGCGCCTGCCACGCCTGGCGGGTTGCGAGGCTCATGGCTGTGGGTTTAGAGTGCTTGACATGGCGAAGTCTAGCTATCTAAACTTCGCCGATATGACAACATCAGAGAATGAAGAAATCCCGGCCCTTGCGAGCCGGGAAAAGCGCTTCCCTGGGGATGAGCGGGAGGGAAGCGTTCTTGAAATGTCGATTGCACCGTGCAGTACCCTCGACGTTTTGAATAAAAACCGGAGGTCTAATGCAGCGAACCTTTCGCGCGCGGCTGCGCACCGCCTCCGCAGCCGCCGACATCGTGTGGGAAGAGTTACCCGTACGCGCCCGGATCGGGCGCGACCGCTTCGAGCATGTCCTCAACCGTCCGGGCGTTCTGCTGGCGGACGAATTGCTGGCGTTGAGCAAGGCCACCGGCGCCAGCATGGAATGGCTGCGGGCCGGGCGCGGACCGATGCGGGCGCCCAGCCGCAGCAAGCAAGCCACGCAGGCGCTCAACATTCTCGGAGTGATGCCCCCCGCCCGCGCCAAGAACTGGCTCCGAATCGGTTGGTTCATGTCGGTGGCGACGGAGGCCCGCTATCGGGGACTCTTCAGGGCGTGAGATCGCGTATGCCGTGCTTGCGGCACGCGACCGGGAAGCGCAGCTCCAGGAATTTCACCCAGGAGCGCGGGATATGATTGTCCGTAACCCACTGCGAAATGCGGCCCTTGCTAAGGCCGGTCACGGAGATCAGGACGCGGCGGCCTCCCACGGCCTGGGTGAAGGCTTGCACGTTCATGCCGCGAAGTTTAGGACGCTAAAGAAGGTGCGTCAAGCATCCTCTACCGCTTCCAAGCTACGGTCCAAGCCTATGAGTACTCTTGGACAGCGCATCAACGAAATGCTGACCGAGCAGAAACTGAAATCGACCCAGCTCGCCGACATCGCCGGGTGCAGCAAGGGCCTCGTCACGCAATGGCGTGACGGCACGGCGAAGTCGATCAGCCCCATCCACGCCGAGAACATCGAGAAACATACCGGCTATAGGAAGAGAATGGATCATGTGGGGCCGCATGCCCAAACGCCTTGACCCGACGATACGCCGCGTCTACGCCGCCATGATGAGCATGACCCAGGAAGAGCGCGAGCGCCTCGCGCGCATCGCGGAAACTTTCAAGGGGTAAACCCTAGCGGCTTCACTGGAAGAGGTTGAACCGCGCGCGCCCCGCTCCGGCGGGGTTTTTTCGCTTGTGTAGTTTAGGACTCTGGACAGCAGGATTCTAGGAGTCTAAACTACGCCTACGCCTATATGACGCGGACTTTAACCACTCCTTAAGAACCCGTGACCGAGGAGTTCCCCACCATGCACCGCAACCGCAGCCTGGCGATGAAGCTTCGCAACCAGCAGAGGAGGAGAACGATGATCGAGACCCCGCGCACCGACAACTTCATAAACCTGCTGCCGACGATCCATCTGCCGTCGAGCCTGCCGAACGAGGACGTGCTCCGCGTCTGCGAGGACATCCGCTCTCTGATGCTCCACTGGTCCGAGTTCGCCCGCGGTCTCGAGCGCGAGCTGATGATGTCCACGCCGAAGGAGTGGCGCGAGTGAGCCTCCCCAGCAAGCAGGACGGCGGCGCCGTGCTCGAGCAGGTCCTGATCCAGGGCGACCTGTCGAAGCTCAAGCCGGAAGAGCGCGTCATGTATTACAAGCGGGTGTGCGAATCGCAGGGCTTGAACCCGCTGACGAAGCCGTTCGAGTACATCGTCCTGAACGGGAAGCTGCGCCTCTACGCCCTGCGTGACTGCACCGACCAGTTGCGCAGGCTTCATGGGGTGTCGATCAGCATCCGGTCGCGCGAGCTCGTCGAAGGCTGCTACGTGGTGACGGCGACGGCGACCGACAAGGACGGCCGGCACGACGAGGCGATCGGCGCCGTGCCGCTCGAAGGGCTGAAGGGCGAGGCGCGCAGCAATGCCTTGATGAAGTGCGAGACCAAGGCCAAGCGGCGCGTCACGCTCTCGATCTGCGGGATGGGGTGGCTCGACGAGTCTGAAGTTGACTCGATCCCCGGTGCCGAGACGGGGCTGCCCTCAGCCCCGATTACTCCAACGACCGGCGCGCTCGAGGCGTTGAGCGCCGAGCGCCAGGAGGTCGTCATGGCGACGGCCGCGGGGGTGCGCCAGTGCATGGCGGAAGACCGGCCGATGGACGCCTACGGGCTCTGCGAAGCTTCCGGCTTTGACAATGACGAGAAGGTCGCGCTATGGACGCTCCTCGATTCCAAGACACGCGCGGCGTTGAAGCGCATGGCCCAGGCGGAGCGGGCAGCCGAGCGCGGCGTCATCAGCGAGCCGCAGAAGAAACGACTGGAAGCGTTCATCAGGGAGCACAAGCTCGACCGCGAGCACGTGAAGGACTACTGCTTGAAAGCCTACGGCAAAGAACATTTTTCGGAGCTCACGCCGGCCGAATACACCGACCTCGAGGCGACCTTGAAGGCCATGAAGGAAGATCAGGCATGACAGAGGACGAGGACCGCGAAGAGATCATGCGGCGCGCACTCGCTGTCTCCCAACAGATCGAGGTGCTGCTGCACGGGCAGGGACCGCACGTTCAGGGCGCGGTGCTCGCGCAACTGACGGCCATGTGGGTCTGCGGCTTCCACCCGAAGGAAGCGCGCCGGCAGATTTTCGAGGACCACTGCTCGAGCATGCGCGTGATGATCGAGATGGACAGGGACCACTGACGGTAACGCACATGCTCTACCTCACGCCGGACGAAGTCTGCGAACTGACCGATCGCCGCACGGCGCCGGCGCAGGCGAAGCGGCTGCAGGCGATGGGCATCCGGTTCATCTACAGGAAGGGCGGGAAGGTTAAGGTCGCCGCGAACGATGTGCCGAACCTGCGCCCGAACGACGCCAGCCACGACGAGGACGCAGAGCCCGATTTTTCGATGTTCGAACGGCGGGATAGACTGAAGGGCAGGGAGGATTAGACAACATGGCACGCAGGCGCAAGCCCGAGCACGCCCATTTGCCGCAGGGCGTGTATGAGCATCGCGGCATTTATTTCTGGCGCAATCCGGCTAACAACGAGTGGACCCGGCTCGGCAAGACCTGGGACCGCGATGCCCGCGCGAAGTGGGTCGAGCTCTCCACCGGGAAGGCTACCGCCGAGGGAACCGTGGGCGAGATGCTCGACTCCTTCCTCGTCTACTGCGAGGGCGAGGTGCGCGCCGGACGGCGCAGCATGGAGACCCACAAGTCCAACCTGGGCGAGGCCGAGATGCTCAAGGCCACATTCGGGCGCATGAAATACGGGCTCGTCAACTCCAAGCACGCCGCCCGCTACCTCAGGAAGCGCACCGACAAGCAGGGCGTGCCCGCGCCCGTGCGCGCGAACCGGGAGATCGCTCTCCTCTCCTCGGCTTACAGTTGGGCTATGGGAGATGACCGCTACGATGTCACGGTTAACCCATGCTATGGCGTGCGCCGGAACAGGGAAAGCCCGCGCGTGCGCTACGTCAGGGCCGAGGAGTTGCGCCAGTTCGAGCGCCACGGCCCGCGGTGGCTGCGCTGCTACATCATGCTGAAGCGCCTCACCGCGATGCGCCAGGGGAACCTCCTGCGCCTGACCGACGCGAACCTGACCGCGCGCGGGATCGACTACGTCCAGAACAAGCGCGGCAAGCACCGCCTGGTGCGCTGGAGCCCGTCGCTCAAGCGCGTCGTGGACGCCATCCTGGCGCTGCGCCCGACACTCCCGGAGGGCATTGCTGCACTGCCGCGGCCGCTCTTCATGATGAGGCGGACCGAGAAGGCCTACGCCGGCCGGGCGATCACCAAACAGGCCTTCAAGAGCGAGTGGTATCGCACGATGGAGCGGCACCTGAAGGATGGCGGGGAGCGTTTCGTCGAGCACGACATCCGCGCGAAGTCCGGGTCGGACGCCGAGAGCGACGAGCGGGCCGCCGAGCTCCTCGGGGACACCGTGAAGACCGCACAAAAGCACTACCGCAGAGGGGTCTCGAAGGTGACGCCCCTGCGCTGATCAGGGGCTTTATTTTTGGCAAATCCGGTTATTTTTGGCAAATTCAAAAACGCCGCTTGTAAGTCATTGATTTTGGGGTGGCTGATGGGACTCGAACCCACAACACCTGGAATCACAATCCCGTCCGCATTTACTGATTCGCAAAGCATTTTCCAGGATTTGCCAAAAATACCGGCCAAAAAAAGGCCAGTGTTATCAAAAGCCGTTTTCTTCATTTTTGGCAGTCATCATGAGACCTACCCGCAAGCTGACCAACAGCCGCTGCCAGTGCTCCGGCTGCGGGGAATACTTCAATTCCGATACCGCCTTCGAGATGCACCGGGTCGGGCGCTTCGGCGTGCCTGCCAGTGAAGGCGGTAGGCGTTGCATGGCCCCGGAGGAGATGCGGGGAGCCGGGATGGGAACGAACTTTGACAAAAATGGCGATGGATGGTGGACAACTGAGGATTGGAACCCTGCTGTAAAAGCCCGCATGCAGGCGGCGGGTGACGCGCAGGACGCGTCGGCAGGCTCCGGGTAGCCCTACCCCACAGGCCCCCCCGCCCGGCTCGGGCTATCCGGCGAAGCGGACGCCGCGATCGGCACGACCTGCTGCCCCGTCAGCTTGAGCCAGAGCGGCAGCGCCTCGCCGAGCGGGCGGGTCGTCAGCACCTGGACCATGTAGGCGACATCCTGCTCGCTCATCGTGCCGTTTGGCTTGTCGCTCATGCGCCCTCCAATTTGCCGACGCGCTCGGCCAACTCCTTGACCGCGTTGACGAGCGCGTAAACGAGCGGCCCGGAATCGAGCGTTCGCATGTCGCTGAATTCCAGATCGCCAACCTTGTCGGCCTTAGTTGTCACAATCTCGGGCATGGCGCGCTCGGCTTCCTGCCCAATCAGCCCAACATACTTAATCGCAGTATCGCGCCCGGTCTCGGCTTTGAACGTGTAGCTCACCGGGCGCAGCGCCAGCACCGCATCAAGCCCGCTCGTATAGTCCGCAATGTTATCCTTTATGCGCCCGTCGGAACTGTCGGTCCACGGCCCGCCGCCGGGCTTGTAGCCCATCCCGCCGATACTGAAATTGCCATTGGGGTCGCAAGAGAAGGGCGACGCATTGTCCCAAGTTCTATAAGTCAAATATCCAACGTCAAACTCCAAGCGCCAGCCCGAACTCTCAAACCGTAAAGCGGGCTTCGCCCCAGGGACAAGCCCAAACCCACCCGTGGTCGTAATGGTCCCGTTTCCGACAATCGGCCCGCTGAAATTGTGCGACGGCGCGGTGTAGGTGATGGCCCGCGCCGTGCCCGCTCCTCCCGTCGTAGATAGCAACGCGGCTTCTGCCGCGTTTACGTAGAGCATCAACACATTCCTGTTAGTTTGATCTGATTGATCCGAATCTAACCTCACCACACTATCTCCCGCCGCCAGCGGGGTTATCGTCAACGACGACGATGCGGCACTGGCGGCGAAGTCATGCGCTTTCTTGCCGCCCGCCGCCATACTGATATTCCCCGCGCTCCTGCGATACCATCCTAGCCCCGGCTCGCTCGCGAACGCGATTGCAGGCGCAGTTACCGAGCCGTCAGGAAAGAGCGTCGGGCTTCGCTGATTCGTCGTCGGGTTAATCCCGTTGATAATTACATCGCCCGTAGATGTGGACATCTTCAGTAGCCAATCCGCGCCGTTCGTCTGATCGACCCATAGCAAGCCCGGCGTTGCATATGCAGGGCGCGCAACACCCGCATGCGTCGTGTGCAGCGCGTCGCGCCACTGGTTCAAGTCGGCGGCGAGCTCGGTGCCGGTCTTGACGTTCGGGTCGATGGTGCCGAAATTGAATTGGCTCATGCTGCCCTCCTGGTAATTACTCTAGCTACCGGCTGACGGCGCGGGCCCGCTCGCCTGCGGAGCATCCCCTCGACGATGCGGGTGCTCTGCGCGCCGTAGCCCTTGGCGAGCCAGTCGAACTGGCGCGCGACCGATGCGCCGCCGTTCAGGAACTCGATGTCGAAGCCGTTGCGGTCGGCGTTGGTGATGACGTGCGTATCGCCCGCACTCACGCTGTCGCTGGTGATCGCGATTGCCGGGCGCTCCTTGAACGCGGGCTCGTAGAGAACGCGCATGCCGCCGATCGGACAGGCCACGTCGTAGACGCCATCGATGCGGTCGGTCATGTCGATCTCGATCACCGCGCCCGTGATCGACGCGCCCACGTCCGCGACCGCGTCCGGGCCAATGTATTCGGCGATCAGGCGGAACTGGAACACCTGGCCGATGTAGTCGCCGACCTGGAAGCGCCGCCACGGCCCGAAGTCGGACTCGCCGAAGCCGATCGGCACCGCGCTCGCAAGCGGCGTCCAGTCGGCCATCACGTTCGCGACCGTCACCCATCTGATTTCGTGCCACACGTCGATCAGCTCGGCGATGTTCGAGCCGTCGCCCGTGTCCAGCACGACCGAGCCCGCGATCGGCGCGGCACTCGCGAGGGGCACCCAGCGCGCCATGACGGAATTGAAACTCACGCCGCCCGCAATGATCTTGCTGGTAAAGCGCGTCTGGTAGATCGCGCCCCCGTCGTAGAGTTCGTCGTAGTAATACTCGGCGCGCTGGTGATAGACGCCATCGGAGAGCGCGATCGTGCGCAGGTTACCGCCTGCGACCTCGAAATTGCCCTTTGACCCCGGCCAGCCCTCGGGCTTGTCGTCCCAGGTCGCGATGACGTTCAGCTGCCAGATGTTCTCGCCGGGCGTGAACGCCGCGGCGAAGCCGTCCGAGCGGTTGCCGCTCGTGTCCACGCACTTGATGAAGTAGGTTCCGAGGCGCGTGGGCACGTCCATCGAGCGCGTCGGGTAGGCGATCTGCGGCGCGAGCACCGTAGACTGCGCGTAGCTCGCGTCCTCGATCAGCGGCGAATAGCGGACCTCGTAATAGTCCACGTCCGGCGCGGCAGGATGATCCCAGTTGAGCGTGATGGTGTCGCGCTTGAGGTCGAGATCGAGATACGGCGGCGGCGCAGGCTTCGTCGTGTCGCCGATGATGGTGTCGCAGGTCGCGGGCGTTTCCGAGAGCGTGCGCTTTGCGCCGAAGGAATTGACCCCGAGCACGCGCACGCAGAAGCGCGTGCCGACGTAGTGGCGCATGGTCGCGACATCGATCGCGTGTATCCACTCGAAGTTCGGCGACGCGCTCCTCCCGAGCAGAACCGGCGCGCCCGTCGTGTTGAGATCCCAGTCGAGCCAGATTTCGTAGTTGACGAAGATCGGCGCGACGTATTGCCGCCAGTCGAAGCTGATCGTCAGCAGAGGCCGGCGCGCGGCGTAGACCAGCGTCTGCAGGATCGTCACGCGCGGGATCGGCGGGGGCGCGATGAGCGACAGGTCGTCGTCTACGACCGGATCGTATGGCGGGATCGCGCCCTGGTCCGCGCCGAAGATCGCCGCGCCCGCGTAGGGGACGAGCGTCAGGGTAGCGGCGGCGTCGGACTGCGGGGCGATGGCGGCGACGAGGAACGGATAGGTGATGTGGTCCATCTCGCCCCACACGTGCAGGTCGCCCACTTGCACGTTGCCGATGGGCGATACGGGCGCGACGGTGTAGGCGTCCAACTGCGCGCCGAACTGGCCCTGCTGGATTACGCCGTTAACCGAGCGGATGGTGTAGCCGAAGCCGCCGGGGTTGCCGCCGAAGTCCACCGGCTCGGTGAGCGTCCACTGGTCCGCAAGCCCGCCCCCGGTGTAATGCACGTCCTTGATGCGCGAGGGGAGACCGCCGAGCTTCGGCACGTCGTGCGCCACGTGCACGAGATCGCCGCGCGTGCAGATGAGGTTCTCCCAGTCAACCTCGAGCGTCCAGGATTCCTGGCGGTGGATGCCCTGCGCCATGCGGTAGCGCGCGTCGCACCAGACCTGCCCCTCGCGCGTGACGCCGGGGAGCTCGATGACCTCGAACACGCTCGAATTGCCGAGGCTGTAGCCGTCGTTATAGACGGTGAACTCCTCCACTTTCCAGCTCGCGCTGTTCATGAACTTGGCGCGGAAGGCGTGCGGCGCCTCGATGAAGGTGCGCGTGCCCTTGAAGCCGATCGAATTGTGCGGCGTGAAAACCTGCACGGGCGTCGTCTTCGGCTGGTCGATGATGACGCGGAAGAGGCCGTCGCCCGGCGCGAGCGTCGCGCGGCCCGCCGCGCTGATGGTCTGCGCCAGCGCGAAGAGCGTCGTGTAGTAATCGACGACGTGATCGAAGCGCGCCCGCGCATCGCCCGTGCTCGGATGGATCGAGTCGCAGTAATTCGCCCACGCCTCGAAGCTTGCGAGGTCGAGCTTCGCCTGCGCGACGGGGCGCTTGTTCATCTTCCCGGTCAGCACCTCCCACAGGCACCATGCGGGATTCCTCGAGAGCTCGTAGGACCACGCGCCGCCGCGCCTTACCCACAGATAGGACTGCGCGAAGCACGACAGATCCTCCAGCGTGCCGTTCACCTGGTCGTTAGCCTTGACGCGGAGCTCGAGGAGCGTGTGCTCGTTCCTGAGATTGATCGCCGGCACCGTGCCGCTGATCGAGGAGACGCCCGCGAAGATCATGTCGCCGTAGGTGAACTGCTCGTCGCCCGCGCCCTGCGTCTGGCGCGCCCGGATCGAGAATCGCTGGCCCTCGACGTGTCCCGCGGTCGGGCGCACCGTGACCGAGAGCGCCAGTTGCTGGATGCGGGAATCGCGGATCTCGTAGGTGTTTGTCGCCGTGTGATAGGCCAGCACCGTCTGCGGCGGGTCGTATTGATACCACTCGCCGCCGTCGCCGTCGAAATGCGTTACCTGCGTGACGAACTCGGTCTGCAGCGGCGGCGAAATGGTATGCGACTGCGCCGAGGTCGTGACGTTGCCGAGAATCGTGTAGGTCGTGCCGTTGTAGATGAAGGTCGAGCCATACGGCAGCGGGACCGACTGCGAGCGCAGCTCGAGCGCCTGCGCTCCGGGCAGATAGCCGGTCGTGCTCGAGGTGACGCGCATGGCGCGCAGGTCACCGTCGCCGCCGTCGTCGGGGTTGCCCCAGGAGCCTTCCTGGCGCAGGAGCTCGCCGCCCGTCACTTCGACATTCGCGGAATCGGTGTCGGGCATGATGTCGCGCGACGAATGCCAGTAGTGCGCGGACTGGACCGGATACCACGCGCCCGATCCGTAGGGCGACCACTCGATCTGGAAGCGCACGATGTTCTGACCCTGCGCGCCGGTGTCCCGGTTGATCGTGGCGACCCCGGTCGGGAAGACGAAGGTCGCGACGAAGTAGGCCGTGTCGGGCTGCGTGTCCACGGTGCTCCAGCCGTCGTTGAGTATCAGGCTGTAGGCGTCCTCGTGGCGCGCGCCCCAATACCAGAGGAGCCCCGGCGTCTTGGTGTTGCGGTGGACGTAGTAGCTGGCATTCTGGAAGTAACCGATATGGCTAGCGCCGATGCGGACGTCGCTCACTTCGTAGTCGCCCGCGCCGATGTCGTAGAGCGTCGTCAGGTATTGATCGTCGCCCCATATTTCCGAGTAGGGCCGGCCGGCGATGACGGGATAGATGCGGTGCGTCCCGAAGATGCGCCGCACCGGGCCGTAGGGGTCGAGCAGGTTCGACTGCCCCTGCAATGAATAGGTCGGCGAGGACGAGGAGGAGCTCGTCGAGGCGCTCGCCGCGGAGATCGACGGCTGCGAGGGCTTGAAGATCGCGCCAAGCGCCATGTTCGCGACGAAGCCGATCGCCGTGCCGAGCGCAGCTTGTGCAGTGATGCCGAACGCGAGCACCGTGCCGCCTGAAGCCCCAAGTATTGCGCCCGCGGCCATCGGCGCGACGATGGCGATCGCGATCGAGGCGATGAGCGCGAGCGGGTTCTTCTTGCCGCCGCCCTTGCCCGGCACGATGGCGACGATGACCTGAGCGTGCTCCTTCGGCGTGACGTGCGCCCACAGGTGCCGCGGCACCGGGACGCCGTTGATCGCGCACAGCACGTATTCGCGGTCGATCCCGGCCGGCGCAAAGCCCTCGACCAGTTGGGCGCAGGTCAGCCCCTCCTCGGCAAAGCCGAGAGAGCGCCGCTTGTCGAGGCGCTGCGTCAGGACTTCCACCGATACACCCCGTAGATGCGGTTTCGCCAGCGCAGGCTGTCCACCGACTCGATGACCGAGTTGTGCCCCTGGTCGATGTGCAGCATCTTCCCTTCCTCGAGATAGACCGCGCAGTGCCAGGGGCCGCGCGCGATGCGAAAAATCAGCACGTCCCCGAACGCCGGCGGGTCCACCGCCCGCCAGTCGGGAATGGCACGAACGAACGCGCCGCTCGCCGAGTCCGGATCGAGCGAGGAGTCATAGAGCGCCAGGTAGTCGGGGAGCTCGCGCCCGAGCTCCTGCTTGTGGAAGTAGCGCACGAGCTGCCAGCAGTCGAGCCCGGTCGCCGGGTCGGTGCCCTTGTCCTTGTAGGGAATGCCGACGTAACGGGTGAAGTCGCGCATCAGAAAAAGATGCCCGGAAATTGCGCGGGGTCGTAGCTGTCTGCCGGATACGGCGCGTTCAGCAGATCGCCCGACACGAGCCGCCCGCTGATCGTCTGCATGTCGTAGCTGATGTCCATCAGCTGCATGTCCGTCAGGCTCTGCTCGATCACGTCCGGCGTCATCGACAGCACGGCATACAGGTTGATGCTCGGCGCGCTCGCGAGCCCGCGTATCACGTCGATCAGCACTCGGTCGACGTTGGTGAACTCGACTTCCGCGCTCGGCAGGGTCTGCCCGTCGTCGATGGCGAGCGTCACCCTGAACTCGTAACGGGTCCACACGACGCCGAGCGCAACGATGTCTTCGGTATTGTTGACGAAGCGATAGGGAACGGGGAGCTCCGGGTGCGCGATCTCGATAAGATAAAACCACGCCGAGCCGCTCTGGAGCGAATTGATCTGTATTACGGCATTGGCGGAAAGCGACCTCACGGCAGGAGCTCGAGCCGGAACGCCGCGCGCCAGGCGATGCCGAGCGCGGTGTAGACGGGCGGCGAGGCGAAGCGGAAGAGCAGCATTGCCCCGGTGATCGGATGCGCCATCGAGATGGTGTCGGTGCCGCCCTGGCAGGTGATGTAGTAGAAGTCGCGCAGGCTCTGATACTCGGCGGCGTCGCGCAGCACGATGTTGCACTCGTAGGTCCGCACCGGATTGATGAAGCGCCGGCGCACCTTGGGCGGCCCGGTGTCCATGTCGCTGCGGATCGTCACTTCCTGCGGCGTCTCGGTGAACGCATCGGAGGTGAACGCCTCGCTGATGTTGGGCGGCCACGGGTTCGCTGGCATCAGCGCGCTCCCTGGCGGTTCAAGCCGTAGGTCGAGCCCATCACGCCGTCGAACGCGCCCGAGCGGAAGCCCGCCGAGACGGCATCGCGCACCATGATCTCGATCATGCGGTTCCCGTTCACGTCCCGGCTGCTCTTCGTCTCCACCTGCGCGCGCGTTTCGTTGTAGACGTTGACAGTCACGCCCGCACCGCTCGCATCGACGCCCAACGATCCGTCGGGGCCGCGCGAGAGCGGCATGATCGCTTCCGGTCCCGCTTCAGCGAATACGCCGCCCTTGGCGAAGGTGAACGCGCGCGGCGAGTCGTAGACGCCATTGGAATACTTGGAGAGCGACGGTGAGTTCGTGAACACGCCGCCCTTAGCCCACGGCCCTCCGGGCGGCACGTCTGAGGGCGTCGAATAGTTGCCGAACATGCTTGCGAGATTGACGCCCTTCAGCCATTCCTTGAACTGGCGCATCATCGGTTCCATGATGAGCATCTGCGTCGCCATCTTCGCCATGTCGCGCAGGATCGATGTCACCATGTCGGAGAACGACTGCTTGGCGTCCTTCGCGCCGCTGGCGAAGTCCACCAGTGAATCCGCCATCGACTTGGCATAGCCGTCGATTTTGTCGGCGAGTTTTTCGAAGAGTTCGTCGTCCTTTTTAACGCCGTATTGCACTTTGTCGTTCGCCTCGCGGAAGGCGTCGGTGCGGCGCAGAATGGCTTCCCGCAGCTCTGCCTCGCGTTCAGGCAGCAACGCGATCAGCTCGTAGTATCGGGCGATGTCATCGTTGAACTTTTCCCACTCGCTGCGCTGCCCCTCGATGATGCCCTTCACTTCGTCCATCAGCTTTGCGCGCTCTTTGATTTTCTTGTTTTGCTGTTCGGCCGCAGCGATCTGCTGCACGAGTTGATATGCCTGTTCAGCTTCCCTTGGCGTCAGCTTCGCGAGCGAATCGGTGTAGTTCTTGATCGCCTTGTCGAGTTCGGGATACTCCGACTCGGCGCGTTGCACCGCGGCGAGATGGTCGTTCAGCGCCTCGGTCAGTTTCTCGTATTCGGTTTTCTCCTTTTTCTTGTCCTTCTTGTCCGTCAGCGCCGCCCGCACCTTTTTGTCGTTGTTCGCTACGGCCTCGGTGTGATGCCTGATAGAGTCGGTCGTGTCGTCAAGGGTGTCCTTGAACCCGAGAATGTTTTTCTGCGTCTCCGCATAAGCCGCGTCGTTTTTCTCCAGATTGGCGACCATCGACTCGAAGTAGCTGGCCGCAGTCTTGCGCTCGCCGATGAACAGATTCGCGGCGGTCATCATCACGCCGTAGATCACCTCCCCGAGCTGGCGGAACACATGCACGACACCGACGACGGTCGCAGTGAGCCCGCGCAGGAATACGCCGAGCGCCTTGCCTACGCCCTCGAATGCGCTCGCGCCCTCGCGTGCCCCTTGGAATGCCTGCAGCACGTCCATCAGCGCAGGCTGGAGACCGAGGACCATCTCCCTGCCGAGCGCGGCGGTCTGTTCCTGCGCGGTCTTGATCGCGTTGTCGAGGTCGCTGATCCCCTGCGCGGCGTCCTCGGTCAGCACGAGCCCGAGTTCCTTCGCCTTGTCGATTGCGGCCTGCATCCCCGCTGCGCCCTGTTCCAGCAGGGGGCGCAACTGCAGCCCCGCCTTGCCGAAAACTTCCAGCAGTGCATTCGCCCGCAGCGCAGGGTCGTGGATGGTCTTGAATGCTTCGGCGAAGTCCTTCAGCACTTCGACTGCCGGTTTCGTCTTGTCGATCTTCAGCGCATCGAGGACTTTGAATCCCTTGTCCTCGGTGTTGACCATCGCCTTCTGCAGCTCCTTCATGCCGGTCTCGAGACCGGACAGCTCCAAGTCGGCCTGACGCGCGGCGTAGGCGAGCGCGGAGAATTCCTCGACCGGGACTCCGGTGCGCTGCGCTGCAGCTCCCAGCTCATCGAACTTCGAGATGACGCTGTCGATGGCGGATATGACCGCTCCGACGGAGAGGGCAGAGGCGAGCCCGACTGCGAAATTCTTGATGGTGTCGCCTGCCGACTTGAATCCCTGTTCGATTGCGCTCGTGCTGCTTTGCAGCTTCTTCAACTGCGCGAGGGAATCCTGCGCGAGCTTTACCTGCAGCTCGTAGATGCGAGTGACGTTCTCGGCCATGTCAGCGCCCCCGTCCGCGCACCTTCATGCGGACCTTGATCGCGGGGATGCGGTCCACGGCGGTGCGCCCGCCGATGTTGAGGTTTTGCACGCGCAGGTAGACGAACAGGACATCGAGCGCGCGGTAACGTGACTGCACCCGCTTGGCGCTCACCTCAAAGACTGAGGCCGCGACCATCTGCGGCTTCGTTTTGGTAGCCGCAGCGTAGCGGCGCAGCACCTTGTTCCTGGTGCGCCGCTCCAGCCGGTTTCCGCCCTTGCCATACCACTGCCAGCGGCGCACGTGGACCAGCGGCAGGGTCACGTAGAGGTCGAGCGCAGCAGGGTTAGGCGTGGTCGCCGCGATAGCCTTCGGCTCACAGGGAGAGACTGCGCCGCCCCTGCCGATGCTGTAGTAGAACGCCAGAGCCCCGAGGGTGCGCCCGCTCACGCGCCTACCGGCGCGGACCAGCTCATCACGCGCGGCGTAGATCGCATCGGACATGGACTTGCGGTCAGCGAACCAGACGATGACGGATCGCTGCGCCTGCGACACGTCGCCGCGCTTGCCATCGACCAGCATCCCGGTCGGCTTGTTCCCGATGCCTGCCTGATCGTGAATCTCCTGCAGCGCGATCCCGCGCAGGACGAACTGATAGTCCTTTTCCGCTACCTGCAGGATGTCCTTGTAGAGCGCACCTCGCTGCGTCGAACTAATGACGGGAACGTGTGCGACTGCTGGGAGACTTGCCACGCTTCTGATCCCCTTTCGCTACGTGCTCGTTCAGCATTGCCGCTGCGCGTCGCAGCACAGGTGCCAGCCATTCGAGCTCGATCCCGTAGTGGTTGCACCATTCACGCACCCGCCACCACGGCGCGGCGCCTCCGAGGTCAATCCAGGCATCCATCGCAGGCAGGAGCCACAGCGGCACTTCGGGCCGGGACTCCAGCGCGGGGATGCGCTTGCCGCGCGCCTGCGCCTTTTCGAGCTGTTCCACGTGTGCGCCATACTGTTCGTGCCATATCAGGATTTTCCCAAGAGCTCGCCGTCCTCCTGAGCGGCGAGCGGGCGGAACCGTTCACGGTCGAGCGCGGCTTCACGGATGCGATCCCAAATATCGGGGCAGTCCTCCATGAGCTTGATGCAGCTTTCCCTGCTGAACTCCAGCTCGTGCCCGTTACCGTTCGTGACGTTTTTCCATCCCAGGATCACGCAGTCAGCGAACGCCTCGATCAGGATGGATTCGTGGACCTCGAACGCTTTTATCCCGTCGCCCTGCAGCTCCTCACGGTGCCGCCCCGCCGCCATTGCGAGCGCGTAGCGGTATCCGCGATTCGAGGCACTGGCAGAGCGCACCGTGAATTCCATGTCGTCTATTTGCACGACGGCGCCCTGCGCCTCACGCGCGCGATCGATCGCATACTTGTCGCGCGGGTTACTCACGCCGCCAAGGATTCAGGCTCAGCATCGGCCGCCACCACCGACGCAGCGCGCGTCACCTTCACGGTGTAGCCAGCCGTGTCGTCGTAGAGCGCCTGCGCCTGCATGGCAATGGTCACGTCGGTATTCGTGCCCTGCGCAGTGACAGGCGCCGCCATCATCTTGCAGCGCGGATACTCGAAGAGATACTCGAGCGCGCCCGCCGCGTCGTTCAGTTGAACGCTCACCGCGAACTCGGACTGGTCGATCAACGCCTGCACGGGCGCGTCGGTCGCGTAGTAGAGCGTTGCGCTAATCTTCGCGTCGAGGCGCCCACGCACCGTCTCTTTCGTGCCGAGGGTGCCGATGCACTGGATCGCACGGCTGCCGGTATCGAACGAGAGCTCGACCGCAGAGAAGCATGCCGTCGCGGCGATTCCGCCCACGCTCACCACGACGTCCTGCGGGACCAGGACCGGCTCCACGCCGGGGTCGGGATAGGTCGCGCCCGCGATGATGGCGGTATCGAGCGTGAGCGGCCCGCCGATGGTGCCGACCGTGCCGGTGATCGGTGTTCCCGGTGCGATGCTGATCGTCATCGTAGCAAACGTCGTCTTGTCGAAGCGGTGGAACGACTCCGCGCCCGCGGTCGGTATGTCGGGGAAGGTTTTCTCCAGCAGATACTGGCGCAGCGTCGGGCCGTTCTCCAGCACGTCAGTGACCCAATCCCCGCCGAGCACCGCGCGCAGGTATTCCTCGAATGCGGCATGGTCGGAGATTTCGAGCGAGAGATCGCCGGTAGACTCGCCGCCCGTCAGGATCGAGTCGCGGATGTTTCCCGAGGCATCGAACTCGTTCGAGGTCGTGACGGTCGGCGCGAAGGCGACGCCCTCGCCCGTGAGGCGCGCGACGGTGAACACGGGCGTGGCAGGGATAGCAGGAGGCGCGCCGGTCAGTTCGACAAAGGCGACGCGCACGAGGTCAGCACTGAGAGGCATGATGTTCTCCTATACGAAGTAGTCGTGAGCGAACGCAAAATCCACGGCGCATATCAGCCACCGTCCATCAGAAAAATCGGAGGGCGCGGGCGGTATGTGGCCCGTCACCCGAATGCGGCCCGATGAGTCGCGCCAGCGGCGGAAATGCCCGGCGATGGCGTCGGCCTGGCTGACGACTGTGGCATCGCCGGCACCCGTGCGCCCGACCACGTAGCAGCGAAACGTGCCAAGCTCCCTGCAGCAGCTCGGAGCCCCGATGCTGATCGGCGCATCGCTGATCGGGATGAAGTCCGATGACGCCCACAGGTCCGGCAGCGTCGTGTTATCCACGCGCGCGGCCAGCGTCTCGAACTGCGGCAGCGCGGGAAAGGCCACGGCGAGCTCCATGCGGAAGGCGTTGCGTGCGGTGCCGCTGCTCATCAGTTTGCCTTCAGCGTGGCGATAATCAGCGCCAGCTCGTTTTCGGCCAGCACCGGATGCACGGCCGCAATGGAATAGATCCGCTTGAAACCGCCCACGTCTACGGTCAGCGTGTCGAACTGGTTCGGGAAGTTGAGCGGGTTCGTGAAATCGGCAGGCGAAAGCAGCGCCTTCGCAGGCTCGCCGTTGACATCCTGCAGGAGCGCCGCGGGATCGGTGTCGCGGTAGATAACGGTCTTGACCGGGCGCACCGTCACCTCTCCCTGCCGCTGGAAGTTCACAGTCGTGCCGTAGAGCGCAATCGCCTCCTGGGCGGTCGCCTTAATCTCTGCGAAATCGACAGCGGGGAGCGCCATCAGCAGTAGTCCTTCACGCGATAGGCGTCGATCGTGTAGAGATACGGCGCGAGGATCGGCGGCACGCTGGAGGTGTCGTAGCTCGACTTCGCGGCCTGCGTCGTGTCGAACGAGACGGTGAGCGCGCCCGAGCCCAGGCCGAGGGACTTCAACGGCGCGCCGGCGCCCGAGCTCGAGGCACCGCCGCTCGCGTAGGTGACGCCGCCGTAGTCGGCGCAGCACCGGGCAAAGGCGTCGGCCAGGTCGGCCGGCACCTCGTCCGGGTCGTAGCCGCCCGAATAGGTGACGCGCGCGAAATTCCCCGGATAGCCCCATCCCGCATAGCCGGGATAACGCCCCCACCAGCCGCACGCGCCGATATAGATGAAGCCGTGTGTGTGATCGACCTGCGGCGCGACCGGCGCGGGCGCCTGGGCGATGCCGTTTATCAGGAGCTCGCTCACCGCTTCCACGGGATAGCGGAAAAGCGGCAGGCGCTCGACGGCGACGATGCTCTGCTCCTCCACCATGTCCGCGACGTAGGCGAGGCCGCGCTTGCAGTAGTTCTCGAACATCGCGGTAACGACCGGCAGCGCCGCGGTCAGGGCGGCGTCCGACGCGGTGTCGGTGATACCGAGGAGCTCCTTCACCTTGTCGAGCGGCAGGAGGATCGGGGTCGTCACCGGGCGCGCCCCCGCTGTATCAGCGCGTCCACGTCGTCGCGCAGGTCGGCCAGGAGCTGCGCGAGCTCGGGGAGGGATGCCTCGAGCGCGCTCTTCATCACCTCGCGATACGCCGGCCCGAAGTCGGCCTCGAGATGGTCGGTCGTGCCGTCGCCGTTCTGCTGCACCAGGACCAGCTTGAAGCCCTCGACCTGCGCGCCGATGATCGTCGAGCCATCGCGCCCGTTCGCGCCGGGCAGGCCTTTCTCGCCGGGCTTGCCGGCAGGACCGCGCCCGGCGAGCAGCACCGGGACGCCATGCACCATGCAGAACGTCCCGTAGTTGTCCATGAAGAGATCGCCGTCGGCATAAACGGCGTCCTTCTCGAACGTGCCGCGATGGCGAAACCCGCCCGAGCCCACGCGCGCCCAGTGCTCCGCGTCGTCGGTCGGGCTCGCGGTGTCCTTGAGCGCGACGAAGTGCTGCCCGAAATTGGCGACGACGAAGGTCCCCTTGCGGTAGACGGCGCCCTTCGCCCACTGCGGGGCGTCGATGCCGGCGCCGGGCGGGCCGGGCAGGAGCTGGAGAGCGTCGAGGCGCTTTTCTATTGCGACGATGTCGGCTGCCAGCGGCTCGAGCGCCGCGACGATCGTTTTCTCGATCATGCTGCCTTCCTTATCCGCTCGAGCAGATCCACGGCAAGCGCCTTGGCGATCTGCGGGTCGCCTCCTTTTTCTTCTTCGTCGCCGTCTTCGCCGGGCTCTTCCTCGTCATCGGGCGCTGGCGGCGTCTCGGCGGCCGGCCGGTTCTTCGAGGCGATCTCGGCCGCGTGCAGCTCGGCCAGCATGTCGATCGAGACCATCTGCTGCTGCAGGAAAAGGGTATTGCCGCCGGGGACGGGCGGCAGTCCTTCGCCGTCGCGCGCTTCGTTCGGCGACATCACCCCACCCTGGATCGCCTTGGTGATCGCGTCGATGCGCGACTTGTAGTCCATGCGCAAGAGCGCGCGCTCGTCGAACTCGACATACTCGTCGGCGGGCAGGCCGAACGCGGCATCGAAGCTGCGCTCGAGGTTTTCCAGCAGCGAGCCCAGGCCGTGCGCGAGCCAGAAGTTCGTCATCGCCTCGACGTTGTTCAACGTCGCCTTCGAGAGGTCGCCGACCATCGGCAGCGGCACCCCGAAGCAGCGCGCCACGTCCTCGATCGACATGCGCTGCGCCTCGATCAGTTGCGCGTCCTGCGAGCTGATCGCCATCTGCGAGAACGTGAGGCCGCGCCCGAGCACCGGGATCTTTCCCGCGTTCGGCCCCTGCGACTGCTCGTCGAAGGCCTCGCGGAGCTGCTTCATCTGATCCTTGGTAAGCGGCTCCGGGCTCGAGAGCACGCCGCTCGGGCGGTTCATGTTCGAAAAGAACGCCGCCTGGTTGCCGGACAGCGCGACATTCACCCCGAGCGCGAGCGCGGCCGCGGTCAGCGGGGATTCCCCGATCAGCGGATGGCGCGGCGTGTGCTGGCGCAGGTGCAGGATGTCGCGCGCGGGCGCCATCGCATCGATGCCCGCGGGCAGCATCGGGTTCGCGCCGATCGAGTAGTAGAGATCGCCTGTCAGCGGCTCGATATACGGCGAGCACGCGCGCCGCGGCATCAAGTGCATGGCGTTGACAGCGTAGCGATCGTCGCGCAGGAGCAGCACGAAGGCCTCGCCCTCGAAGAGCATCGTCGCCACGCAGTCGAGGATGAACTGGGGCCAGGTCTGGTAGGCGTTGGGCTTCCGCAGCACGCGCGAGGCGGGCGAGGTCGTCGAGGTCTCGTGCTTGCCGGAGTCGAGAACGACCTTGTGCGCTGCCGGGCAGGTTGCGACCGCTTTCGCCGTCGCCATCACGCAGGCGTAGGCGATCGGCACGCACTGGGCGCTGCGCTGGTCGAGCGTCAGGCCCGCCTGGTAGCCGTCGCCGAAGGGAATCGGGAAGCGATTGCCCCAGTGCGAATAACCGACCGCCGGGCCGCGATAGCTGCCCTCGAGGCCGCCGAACCACCACGACTTGAAGCGGTCGATGACGCTCATCGGCGCTTCGGCCTAACGACCTTGGTATCGTATTGCAGCGGGGGCGGCGCGTCCTCGATGTGGTTGAGCAGGTTTGCGCCGATACGCGGGTCCTGCGCGAGCCCGTCTCTGACGAGCCGCGCTGCCAGCTCCTCGTCGCACTCGACGTAGCCCGTCGCGTTGTTCAATTCTGGAATTCGCCGAAACGCCCATACGCAAGTCGTTGCCATTGCGGACCTCTCAGTAGCGCGGCCACTTGGGAAGCGGCAGCGCGCCGAATATCGCGCCGAGCAGCAGCAGGATGAAGATCAGGATCAGGATGACCATGACGATGTTCTTGAAGGGCGGCTGCAGCGGCAGGAGCCCGATCGCGTAATAGATCATTCCGAACACGAGACAGAGAACGAGCAGATAGACCAGGAACTCGATCATTGCGTCGCTCCTTCAAAAAGACGCGGGCGCGCAACCTGCAAGCACGTCCGCGTCAGGGGGAACCGTTGGCTTACTTCGGTCCTGCTCCGCTCTCACGCTGATAACCCCACACCCAGCCGTTGTATTGCGGGGCATATACCCAAGCGAACTGATATCCCGGCGGGGCTGGCGGCTCGCACGGGTCTTCTTTCTTCGGCCCAGCGCCAGACACCAACTGATAGCCGTAGACCCACTTGCCGTGCGTCGGCGAGAACACGGAGGTCAGTTTGGCTTCTGGCGGGGAAGGCGGCTCGTCAATCGGCGGGATGACTATGGGGTTGGTAGGGAACAACGGCTCCCAGATGCTGCCTCCGCCGGGAGGCGTTGGCCCGTAGCCGGGGCGTGGATCATCTGGCCCCCAGATCGAGGGTGGTGCTTCGACAGCGGTAGCCTTGACGATGCCGGGCTGGCCCGTCGGTTCAAGCTTCATATAAAACGTCTGCGGCATGTCACTAACCTCCTTGTCAGTTAAGAGGACTCGGGCTTGTGCGGCTTGCACGTGCGGATCTCGACCGCCCCGAAATCGATGACGGTTTCCACTTCACACGGCGACTCGATGCGCACGCTGATACACGCGCTCACCGCGCCGAAAGCGAGCGCGGCGAGCACGAGTCTTGCTACCACGCAACGGCGGTGAGTTCCTGAACCGGGCCGGGGTTTCGCATCTTTGCCCAGTCGGCATCCATCAGCATCCGCAGCGCCCAGGAGTTCGTCTGATAGAGCGACCTCACAGGAGCAGCGACGACGTTGGGCGTGCCTGCCGAGGCGATCGGCAGCGGCGTCGTGTCCTCTTCGTGCAGCGTCGCGACGTTGTTCGGCAGGAATGCCGGGTTGCCGATGGCGAAGCTGAACTGCGAGAAGTCCACGAGCAGCACGATGTCTGCCGGCATCGCGAGCGAGGTAACGACACCGTAGCCGCCGAGATTGTTGTTCGTTGTCTCGGGGAACTGCTTCGTCCCGACGGCGTTCGTCAGCCACGACACGGCGAGGAAGTTCTTCGGGTGCATCAGCCATTTCGTGTTCATCCCGCCCATGTTCGCGGTCGTCATCGCGGTCAGCATCACCTTGAGGTCGTTGGTGATCGCCGCCGCGGTTGCGCCCGTCGAGGGGCGCGTGTCGCCCGCGGCGAGGGAGTTCCGAATCCCGGCCGGCTGCGTCGCCGAGCCGGCGCCGGTGCCGATGAAGATCGCGTCGAGCGTCGTGGCGGTGTCATCGATGATCGCCCTCTGGAAATACGCGGCGAGATCGATCGTCGAGCGCCGCAGCATCTCCTCGGTCGCGGTCAGGATGACGCCCAGGTTCTTCGGCGTGAGCGAGCCGCTCGTGAAGTGCAGCCCGCCGACTCGAATCGGCGCACCCTCGGCGCGGAACGCGCCCGCTGCATCCGTGGGCGTGCCGCTGCGGATCGGGTAGGTGATCGAGGTGTAGCCCTCGAAGCTGTGCTGCTGCCCGAAGGGCACGCACTTCGGCAGGATCGCCTCGGCGCGCAGCATGTCCATCAACTGCCCGTAGCCGATGCGCGTCAGCTCCTGCGCGTAGCCCGGCACGTTCGTCATCGCCGGGTTCTGCGCGGCCTTGACGATCGTCTCGATTGCGGCCGAGCCGGGGAAGCGGATCGCGACCACGTCGTCGATCTTCATCGACTTGCACGCCGCCTCGTAGGTCACGAGCGCGAGCTTGCCGAGCAGGTGTTCGGTGTCCTTCACGGAGTCGCGCCGGATGACCTGCGCGCTCTTCGTCGCGAGAGCTCCCGCAGCAAGTCTCGTTTCACTGCTTTTCAAGGTCGCGAGCTTGCCGTCGATCGCGTGGAGCTCGGCGTCGAGCTCATCGACCAACGCCTTCTGGGTGATGAATTCATCGCTGGTCGGGGATTCGATCTCGCCCAGCTTCGAGGTCTGCTCGGCGAGCCTGTCGCGCGCGGCCACCTGCGCGCTTTGCGTCTCGACTACGAGCTCGGAAATGGTCTTGCCCATGCTGTGACTCCTGGAGGGACTGCGAGCGGCACTTGCCGCGACGAACTGCGGAGCCGGGCCGCCGCTCGCGGGCACTTGCCCAGCGGGGTCCGGCAGGGTGATTCCGAATGACTTGGCGATCTGCACCGCGCGCTCGTGCGCGGGGAAGATGACGAGGGACACCTCGCCGAGCTCGAGCTGCGTGAAGTGAACGCCGCCCTTGTCGTTCCTCTCGCCCTTGCCGATGAAGCCGATCGAGGCGCAGAGCGGCACGCCTTCGGCGAGGCACAGCTTCGCCATCTGGCCGACGCTCGTCGGGATGCACTTCAGGTCGCCGACGAGGCGGTCGCCGATCGCCTTCAGGTTGTCCCAGTAGCCGATGACCTTGTCGTGCTTGTGGTCCCAGCAGGCGGTGTAACGCTTGCCCAGCAGCGACTTGTAGGCGGCGGGCGCGATCGTGTCGTTGACGCGGTCGGGCGAGGCGGCAGAGAGCACGAAGCGCGCGTCGAACTCGGGCGCGGCTGCCTTCTCGACGGAGAGAGGGAGTTCCTTGGTGGCGCTACACTCGACGGTCTCTGGCATTCACGGCCTCGCTCATTGCGTGGCCGGAGTTACCGCTCACGGGCGTGAGCGAACCGTCGCCAAATTTCAGAGGAAAGGGGGGCAAGCGCTTTTCGCGCTGGTCTTTTTTCGGACGCTGTCGCTCGCCCATGACAGCGAAATCCTACACCGTTTTTGCCACGACATTAGCATTTCGTCGCAACCGATTGAGAATCAGGCGATAAACGCCGCAACGTCGAACGCTGGCGCGCTCACCATGAAAACGCCCGCCGCCATGACCGCGGCGACCAGCGGGTCGATCCTCTGCGTCGACTGCGCCTTGTCGAGCTTGCGGTTGCCCGCCGGGTCCTGCACCACGACGGCATTGGCGGCGCCCATGTTCAGCAGCGGATGCCCGCCGTGGCGCAGGCGCTCCTGCAGGAGCAGCGTCTCGAAGAATTCGAGGCGCGGGCTCATCGACTGCATGCCCTGGCCGACCTCGCTCCAGGCGTTCACGACGAAGTTGTTGCGGTCGGCGGCGCTCCGCGCCTCGGTGATGCGCCAGCGGTCGTAGGCGCAGACGTCGATGCGGATCTCGAGGTCGTCCAGGCGCATGCGCAGGAACTGGAAGAGCCAGTCGTAGTCGAGCGTCGCCCCCGGCACCGCGATCAACTGCCCGCTCTGCACCCAGGCGCTGTAGGGCGCACGGTCTCTGAGCTCCCGCTCGTGCAGCGACCGCTCGGGCGTGAAAACGAACGGCCACAGGTGAACCGTGCCCCCGTCGTCCTGGGCCGCCAGCACGCACGCGGTCAGGTCGTGCTTCTGCGAGAGGTCGAGCCCGGCGCCGACGGTGCGCCCGTCGCGGAAGATCGCCGGGTCGGGCGTCGCGTTGCACGCCTTCCAGATCGAGGGCGCGAGCCAGCGCCGCTCCAGCGCCACGCGCTGGTTGAGGATCAGTTTCCGGAAGCTCGCCTCGGCCTCGGGCAGGCGCACGGCCTGCTGCGCCAGGAGCTCGACGTCCTTGCGCGAGCGGAACTCCCCGATGGCGGGGCAGGCCTGCGCCCACGCCTTCGGGCTCGTCAGCGGGAGCGCCGTGTCGGCGGTGTAGAGATGGCACACGACGTCGGCCTGCGGGTTGCGCGTCGCGTCATCGATCTGCAGCGAGAGCCAGTCCGCATCGGAGGGCGCCTGCGTCGAGATCACGATCGCGAGCGGCGCATCGTGCGCGCCTTGAGAGGTCAGGATCGCATCGATGAACGGGTGCGAGGGGCCGACGACCTGGCCCCACTCGTCGCCCACGACGACCGCGGGCGAGAGCCCCATCGCCTTGCCGGCCTCGGCGGCGAGCGCGTGATACTCGATGCCGGTATTCAACGCCACGATGCGCTTCCCGCTCGCGGTCACTTTCGAGAACGTGGAGAGCCTCGGCGAGAGCCCGATCGACTTCGCCATGTATTCGTAGACGAGCGCCGCCTGCTCGCGCGAGAGCGCCGCGGAATTGATGCGCGAGTTCCTCGAGGTGAGCGCGTTCATGAACATGAAAGCGAGAAGCAGCGCCGCGACGAGCGCGGTCTTCCCGCTCTTGCGCCCGACCGACAGGATGGCCTTCCGAGCGCGCTCCTCGCCGTCGAAGAGCGCCAGGATGAACGCTTCCTGGAACGGCAGGAGCGCCATCGCGCGACCGACGAGCGGCCCCTCGGGCACCGGGATCTGCGTCTCGATGAAGCGGCACACCCGCTCGCCCTGCGTCAATTGCGGCGTCGGCAGGGCGCGCCAGTCGCGAAAGCGCGGGACGTGCCCGCTCTTGATCGCGGCGCGCAAAGACGCCGGCAGCGCACGGCTCATTGCGGTGTCGCGAAGAGATCCTCAGGATCGTCGCTTTTCATCTGATTGAACGTGCGCGCCTGCAGCGCGTGACCGCGAACCGTGGCCGGCGCCTTGCCGGCAGTGAGCGAGAGCGTGCGGATGATCGCGAGCTGCAAGCGTGTGCGCGAATCAATGACGGCGATCAGCGGGTTCACGATCGGCGTGCCTTTCCTGGTCTCAACGATCGTGCTCGTTTCGTCGAGCTTCCTCTGGTCTTTGCGGTTGACCGCCTCCAGTTTGACGATCTTCGCCAGCAGAATCAGGTCGAACTCACGCCAATCCACCCGCGCGCGCGCGGATGCGAATTGCGGCCATAACTGCGCCTCCTCGGCCGTCAATTCGACGTTTTTCGGAATCTCTACCGGATTTTCCGCTGCCAGTGCGATCAGGAAGCTGGCGGAATTGGTCCCCTTGCCGCGGCTGGTTTTCATAATTGTTTAAAAAACAAGGCTTCGCGCGCCGGTGTCGCCGTCGGGCGACGTTTTTTACTTTCCCCCCCCGCCAAACTCACAGCAGTTCCCCCTGTCGCGCAGCGGGTGCTGTGGGCTTAGCCTGTGCATCGCTCACAGTTGTGAGACTGGCAGCCAAGAGGTCGCCTTGCCTGGGCATACGGTCGCTCTTCATGCTATTGCATAGGCGATGCGCGATCGATGTATTCGCCAAACTGTGTGCGCCACCTTTTTTGATCGGAACGATATGCTCGTGCGTTGGATATCGGTCATGGTTTGGCGGTAGCTTGAGCAGCCGCTCAGTCATTCGTTTCCCGCACAAGTAGCATCGGATGCGGACGCCGTTACGCCACGCTAACGCCATCAGTTTGCGCACGTTTATACCCGGTTCATAGAAGACGCCAGCCAGTCGCGCGCGCTGACGTGCCTTCTTGGCGCTGCCTTTCACTTTCTGTCTACGCGCGCGTGCGCGATCTAGCACTGCATTGTGCGCTGCAATTGCACACGGCTCGCAATATCTCCTAGCCGACGGCGCTCTGAGCGGCAGCAAGGCGTCGCAAGTTCGGCACGAACGTTGGTTCCTGACAGGCGGGGGTGGGGGCACCTTGGGCGTTGGTGCCGGGCGACATTCGGGCGTGCAGTAGATGATGCCCTGTTGCGACTTCAAGCGACAGAATGCGACGCCGCACGTCGGGCAGTGCTGCAGCCTATTCTCGCCAGCACGCGCCCGCCGCAGCGCACGCTCGCACGCGATCGAACAGCATCGTTTGAGCGAGTGACGGTTCACCCATGCTGGCAGCGGCGCCTTGCACCATTCGCACTGGCGCGGCGCGATCTCGTTGCCGAACAGATTCATGTTCGCCATGACTTCGGCAGTCCGTCGAGCGCGAGCTCGGGTCGCTCGATGTGACGTCCACCCTTCTCGGCATGGCGCTTGTTATCGCAGGAAGCGCAGAGGGTGCGCAGGTTGGAGAGCATGAGCGCCAGGTCGGGACGCTCGCGCCGGTTGATGATGTGATCGATTCGCGCACTGCCTTTAAGCCGCACGCTGCGGTCGCACACGGTGCAGTGCCAGTGGTCGCGCTTCAAGCACAGGTAGCGCAGCTCGCGCCAGGCGTTGGAGTGGTAGAAGGGATCGGTCATGCGCGTCCTTCCCACACGTCGTCCAGGTATTTCAAGTCGGCGTCGGTGCTCTGGCACTTGGCGTAACGCCACCAGCGGTAGAAGCACCACGAGTGCCACAGGTAGCGCAGATGGCGGATGCCGAGCCAACGTTTCACGTGGATCACGCGAGCACCCACGCCAGGACGAACGCGAGAACGAGCACCACGACCGCGAGCAGCAGGAGGTAGATCCATGCCGTGTTGTCGTCGTCGTCGAGCCTGCTCATGGATCACGCTCTCGTTGATAGCGACGGGACTCGACTACGACCGCTGTAGCTCGGGAAAACGATATGTCGGAACGTATGTGCTCCCGGCAGTAGCCAGGTCCGTCGCCTCGTAGGTTGTTCCAGTTCGTGCCGGGGTAGTGGCACTGCTCCCCGCTTTCCGTCGCTACGTAGGCACAGCGTTGGATGCCCGGCAGTTGCGGTGCCTCGGCGGGTTTCGTCGGCCGCGTCCAGCCGCAGTCGGTGCAGTAGGTCGCGTGCTCGAGCGTGGCGTGACAGCGCGGACAGTTCATGCGTTGTCCTTTAACGGCCACAGGTCGGTCCAGCACTTGAAAGCCGACTGCGCGAGCACGGCACTGGGCGCGTGCCCCTGCGCTTTGAGCTCTTCAAGCTTGGCGACTGCTAGCTGGAGGGCAAACAAAGTCGGGGGCTTCTTGCTTGCTTTCCTCATTTCAATCCATGCGTTCCATTGTTCGGTAGGTATCCAAGACGGTGGGACAAAAACAGGCGCGCTAGCGCCAGGCTTTTTCGCCCTTCTTTTCTTCTCTTCACTTCTCTTCACTTCACTTCTCTTCACTTCACTTCTCTTCTCTTCTGCTGTGCGCACCTGACTGTAGACAGGTGAATTATTTGCAACCTCTTGTTTATGCTCGATTGTCCACGGCGAAATCGGGAAAACTCGCTTGAAATAGCGCGCTCGCTGCCCGAATCGCGGAATGTGTAGATAAGCCTTCCCGTCGACCTCGTAGAGGCGCACCAGGTCGGCGTCGGCCAGCTCCGTCAGCGTCTTGCAGGCATGCGGTTCGTTGTTGATCCCGAAGTCGCGCCACAGGCGCATCAGGCGGAACGAATCGGCGCTGAAATTCCCGTAGGAGTCGGCCTTGAGGAGGAGCGCAATGAATGCGAGCCGGTCGGCGTTGTCCTTCAGGCGCAGCCACCGCTCGGACTCCAGTAGCTCGTCGCGTATCAGGCGATCTGGCACTCACCTGCCCTCCACGATCTTGATCGCATCCGCGATCGAGCGCGCGACGCCCGAGACGCCGTTGTTGGCCCGGATCTTGGCGAGCACGAATTCCTGCTCGTCCGTCAGGCGCCCACGGGCGGACTTGCACTCGATCGCCAGCAGGCGCCCGTCCCGCATCTGCCCGAGGATGTCCGGGCAGCCGGGGAAGCCGAAGCGCACGTATCTGCCGTCGGGCATCTTGCAGGAGCCCGTGTTCATCCTGACGACCCAGGACACCGCCGGATGCAGGCGCAGTGCCTTGAGCACGGCGTTGAGCACCCCCTGCTCCGGGTGCCGGTTGGTGCGCCGCGGGCCGGGCGAGGCCTCGCCGCCGAAGAGCCGCGCCTGCCACGCCTGGCGGGTTGCGAGGCTCATGCCGGCCCCGGGATCAAATGCCGCGCATCATCGGCAAGCGTGCCGTCCGCCTCGAGGATCAGAACGAGCGGAAATAGCGGGAGCGAATAGTCATCGCGCAACCTGTCCTGCGTGCGCCCGCGCTGCGCGATGCGCACGAAAAAGCGGGCGGCGGCTTTCTGATTGTTGGGCGCGCGGTTCACGGGATAGGCCGGGGCGAAAGAGTAGAGGCGAGTTTCATTTCCCCTTGCCTCCCTCAAGATCCCCGAGAATCCCGCTGAATCCCGCGCTGCGATAACGGCGCGCGGCTATGCTGACCGTATGCACTCGACCAAGCAGGGATTCTTCGAGGAGGAGCCGCGCCATTTCGGCGTTGTCCTTGTCCTCGATATCGGCGATGACGGAGAGCACCTTGTGCGCCTCTGGCGACAGGCGAACGTGTATGGACTTGAGCGGCTCGCTCACGCAGCAGCCTCTCCTGTCTGCTTGCTGCGCCTGATCGCCTTGGCAATGGCCGTGATGTTCTTGTAGGTGGGGCAGGATTTGTAATGCCCGCGGCCGATCTGCTCGACCATCGAGGCCGACACACCAGCCGCCTCCGCGATCGACTTCCGCTCGCTCGGAGTGCGGCGTTTCAGATCTCTCGTGATTTCGACCAACAAGTCAGCCATATGCTACTCGAAGCGCAAAGTTTTGAGCATCTTAGCGGCAAACTTTTGCCGATGCAACCGAGTAACGTTTTCTCGGTGAAAAAGCGCGGCGTATTAGAAATAATTGCGGAAAATTTGGGTTACTTCATGAACCGGATTGACTGCGAGTATCCCAATGCCAACGCCTTAGGCAAGGCGGCGAAAGTGTCACCCAATACAGTGCGCAACCTTCGCCATCCAGAGCGGCGCACGAAGACAATCAAGAAAGGCCAGGGCTACCCGACTGTCGATAAGCTCGAAGCATTGGCCGCGAAGTTACCCAAGTGCGAAACATGGATGCTGCTACACCCCGAGCTCCGGCGGGCTTTGCGTGCAATGGAAATGGACACCAAGATTCAGACTGAGTACACCCGACCACCTGATGAGGGCGGACAGACGGCTATGGGGAAGAACACCAATGAGGATCAGCGAGAAGGAGCGCGAAGTGCTAAGAAGTTAAAGGTTCCGACCGACAAGAACATCGAGCGCATTCTCGGGTTACCGCCTCGGCGGTGAGCCCATTCGATGGGCCACGTGATATTCATCCTGCTTCACGTCATTGCCCTGCTTTTCGGGGCGGTGATGCTCGTCATTACCATCCCGGCGCACCTGATCTATTCAGCGGTGCGTATGAACCGTCCGCGCGATAAGAAGCCGAATGCTTGGACACACGTAAAATGCCCGGACTGCCGGGAATTGGTCCTGAAGGACGCCAGCGTGTGCAAGCATTGCGGCTGCAAACTCGTCCCCCAGTAGAGGGTCGGGCTTTGGCCATAGGCGGAATACAGCCTGCCTAGGGTTCCGGCCCGCCCGGCGCGACCAGACGACCCTGCCGAGAGCTGGTCCCTTCAGTGATGCGCAAAGTTTTGCTTGACCAATACGCAAAGTTTTGCGCATAATGCCCTCCATCAAAGGAGGGCGTCATGCCAACAACCGCAGTCCGCAGTCCCCGCAATACCGAAGCCTCGCCTGCCCGCATCACGCAGGGCGAGCTCGACAACGCCTACAACGTCGTGGGCGTCACCCGCGTGCCGCGTGCGCCGGGCTCGCTCGACATCGTGCTGCGCAGGGGTAGCCGCAGGCTGCGCCTGCGCATGAGCCGCGCAAGGGCGGAAACGCTGGGTCTCATGCTGGTGCTGGCGACGGCGACACGCTGATATGCACCGCAACCGCGGCCTGGCGATGAAGCTGCGCCACCAGCAGAGGAGGCAGACGACGATGAGCGACACCCCGCGCACCGACAATTTCGCGACCCTGGTCCCGCCGATCCACCTGCCGGCGAGCCTGCCTAGAGAGGACGCGCGCCGACTCGCCGAGGACATCCGCGTGCTCATGCTCCACTGGTCCGCGTTCGCGCGCGAGCTCGAGCGCGAGCTCATGATGTCAACGCCGAAGGAGTGGCGCGAGTAAGGAAGTTCCAACCGAACCACGGCGGCATCCGTGGCAACCGCGCTCACGACGGTCCATCGTGTCCCGCGCCGCACCGGCAAGTGCGGTTCCCTGATGAACCTCCAACCAAATGCTTGGGGCTTCTTCATTCAAGGAGATTTGGCAAATGAATAAAGTCGCAATGTTGTTGAAAACTAGAATCGAGACGGCACCGAAACCGCTACTGACGGTAACTCAGTTGGTGGCGATGGTGATTATCGATGAGGAGGTGCTCGAAGCCTGCGCGCGTTACCTGAACGGCCAGAAGACACAGAACGGCAGCGACCAGGCTGACCGCTGTGACGCTGGCAAGGTGGTGCGCGAAAGGCTGAGAGAGCGCGGCCAGTACATCCCGCCGAGTGTGACCAATATGGATCTGGCGCGAGGCGTCAGAAAAGTTTGGAAGCGCAGCGGGATTGAGACCGGCCGTAACGGCAAGCTGCTGACGGCAGTGGTAGACGAGTAACAGCAGTAAGCGGGCGCGTCGGATGACGGCGCGCCCGCCTCATCGGAGAGACGAACATGACCGCAACAATTCTTGACCACCCGAACCGCCCGACCTGGGCCAACGTGCGCGAGCTTTATAACCGCGCGACACAGATGGAAAAGCAAACAGTCGGCGCCTACGCTGATCTCGGCGACATGCTGATTGGGTTGAAGCACGACCCGAAAACGCCTCACGGGGAATTCTTGGCCCGGTGCGCAGAGGCGTTCGGGCAAAGACCGGACGCGTCCGGTCTTTCGAGGAAGCAACAGAAGGTCGTGGCAGATCGCGCCAGCAACTACATGCGCCTGGCATCGTTCCGCGAGGTGTGGGAAGCGCACAACCCCACCAGCATACGCGGAGCACTAGGCCTGCTGCCGAAGCCCCAGAAATCGTGCCGCATGGGCTGGTCCGCCTATCTTCGGGACCGGTTTGGCGCAAAAACCGATCGTCAGTTCAGCGGCATTCGCAACAACCGCAAGGCCGAAGTCGAGGAGCTGCTCCGCTCATTCGGCATCGCCGCTGATGGTCCCGACAAGGGTTGCCTGACGAGCCCGGAGCAGGCCAAGGCATTCGGTGATGCGTGGCTGCGCACGTTCACCCCGGAAGTCGAGCCGCCGACGCTCGACCCGAAGAGCAGGCAAGCCGTGCAGCGCGCCATCGACGCGGAAGCGTCTAAGCTGGCGAAAGAATTCCACGGCGTCGTGGAGGAGGCAGTCCGTGAGAAGGTCAAGGTCAACACGGCGCACCTGATCGAAGAGATGACCGCAGATATCGCGGAAGCCAAGCGCAAGGAAAGAAACTACGACAAGGCTCTCGCGGGTCTCAAGGGATTCATGACGCGGGACGAGTTCCGCCTAATCCTGAACTGCCTGCATCCCGACCGGGCGCCGGAGGATCGGCGCGAACGCTTCGCAGAGGCGTTCGCGGTGATGAACCGGCTCGGCGGAGTATTCGAATAATGGCACTCCCTAGCAAGCACGACAATCCAGACGTGCTCCTGTTCATGGGCGGCATGTCGATGCGCGATTACTTCGCCGCCGCCGCGCTGCAAGGCTATATCGCATCGTGGCCGCAGGACGGGGCGAGCATGGTGGAGCGCACCGACAAGGTGTCGATGATGTGCTTCAAGTTCGCCGACGCCATGCTGGCCGAGCGGATGAAGCGTAATGATGCGTGAGCGCCTCGTCACCGCGCTCCATCTCGCGCTGATCCTCCTGATATTCGGCATTGCCGGCGCGCTCGACCTGGCCGAAGCGGAGCGCATCGAGCGTGACCGCTACGCAGCAGCGCATGGATGCCCGCCCGACTGGAACAAGGAGAACGATCATGTCAGCACTCGCTAAACAGGACGGCGGCGCCGTGCTCGAGCAGGTCTTGATCCAGGGCGACCTGTCGAAGCTCAAGCCGGAAGAGCGCGTCATGTATTACCGCAAGGTGTGCGAATCGCAGGGTCTCAACCCATTAACAAAGCCCTTCGAATACATCATGCTGAACGGGAAGCTTCGCCTCTATGCGCTTCGCGACTGCACCGACCAGCTGCGCCGGATACACGGGGTGTCGATCAGCATCCGCTCGCGCGAGCTCGTAGAAGGCTGCTACGTGGTGACCGCGGCGGCGACCGACAAGGACGGCCGGCACGACGAGGCGATCGGCGCCGTGCCGATCGACGGGCTGAAGGGCGAGGCGCGCAGCAACGCTCTCATGAAATGCGAGACCAAGGCCAAGCGCCGCGTGACGCTCTCGATCTGCGGGATGGGCTGGCTCGACGAGAGCGAGGTCGACTCGATCCCCGGCGCCGAGACGGGCCTGCCTTCGGCACCGATCGGCCCGACGACCGGCGCGCTGGCCGCTCTAACTGCCGCGAAGCAGGAGATCATCATGGCAACGGCAGCGCAGATAAAAGGCAAGTTTGCCGAGGACAAGGCCGACGAGGGATATGCCCTCGCCGTCACCTCTGGCTTCGACCCCGAAGAGCTCAAGGCGCTTTGGTCGCTCCTGCCCTCCGGTATCCGGTCGGCTTTGAAGCGCATGGACGCGGCCGAACTGGCCCAGACTCAGGGCACCATCACCGAGCCGCAGAAAAAGCGCCTGGAAGCACTCGTCAAGGAATACAAGCTCGACCGTGCGACGGTCAAAGACTATTGCCTGAAAGCGTATGGCAAGGAACATTTCGGGGATCTGACGCCGAGCGAATATTCCGACTTGGAGGAGACGCTGAAGGCCCTCAAGGAAGAGCAGGCAGACTGAGCATGGCGCTCTACCTCACTCCAGAGGAAGTCTACGAACTGACCGATCGCCGAACGGCACCGGCGCAGGCAAAGCGGCTGCAGGCGCTGGGCATCCGGTTTATTTACAGGAAGGGCGGAAAGGTCAAGGTCGCCGCGAACGATGTGCCGAACCTGCGCCAGGACGACGCCAGCCACGACGAGGCCGCAGAGCCCGATTTTTCGATGTTCGACCGGCGCGATAGACTCAAAGGCAGGGAGGATTAGACAACATGGCACGCAGGCGCAAGCCCGAGCACGCCCATTTGCCGCAGGGCGTGTATGAGCATCGCGGCATTTATTTCTGGCGCAATCCGGCTAACAACGAGTGGACCCGGCTGGGCAAGACCTGGGACCGCGATGCCCGCGCGAAGTGGGTCGAGCTCTCCACCGGGAAGGCTACCGCCGAGGGAACCGTGGGCGAGATGCTCGACTCCTTCCTCGTCTACTGCGAGGGCGAGGTGCGCGCCGGCCGGCGCAGCATGGAAACCCACAAGTCGAACCTGGGCGAGGCCGAGATGCTGAAGGCTATCTTCGGGCGCATGCAATACGGGCTCGTCAACTCCAAGCACGCCGCCCGCTATCTCCGGAAGCGCACCGACAAGCAGGGGGTGCCGGCGCCGATACGAGCGAACCGGGAGATCGCGCTGCTTTCCTCGGCTTACAGTTGGGCCATGGGAGATGACCGCTACGACGTCACGGTTAACCCATGCTATGGGGTGCGCCGGAACAGGGAGAGCCCGCGCGTGCGCTACGTCAGGGCCGAGGAGTTGCGCCAGTTCGAGCGCCACGGCCCGCGGTGGCTGCGCTGCTACATCATGCTGAAGCGCCTGACGGCGATGCGCCAGGGGAACCTTCTGCGCCTGACCGATGCGAACCTGACCGCGCGCGGGATCGACTACGTCCAGAACAAGCGCGGCAAGCACCGCCTGGTCGCGTGGAGCCCGTCATTGCGGCGTGTCATAAACGCCATTCTGGCGCTGCGTCCGGCAATCCCGGAGGGCGTTGCTGCGCTGCCGCGGCCGCTCTTCATGCTGAGGAGAACCGAGAAGGCTTATGCCGGGCGCGCGCTCACCAAGAAGGCCTTCAAGAGCGAGTGGTATCGCACGATGGAGCGGCACATGAAGGACGGCGGGGAGCGTTTCGTCGAGCACGACATTCGGGCTAAGTCCGGGTCGGACGCCGAGAGCGACGAGCGTGCCGCCGAGCTCCTGGGCGACACCGTGAAGACCGCGCAGAAGCACTACCGCAGAGGGGTCTCGAAGGTGACGCCCCTGCGCTGATTAAGGGCTTTATTTTTGGCAAATCCGATTATTTTTGGCAAATTCAAAAACGTCGCTTGTAAGTCATTGATTTTGGGGTGGCTGATGGGACTCGAACCCACAACACCTGGAATCACAATCCCATCCGCATTTACTGATTCGCAAGGCGTTTTCGAGGATTTGCCAAAAATACCGGCCAAAAAAAGGCCAGTGTTATCAAAAGCCGCTTTCTTCATTTTTGGCAATCATCATGAGACCTACCCGCAAGCTGACCGACAGCCGCTGCCAGTGCTCGGGATGCGGTGAGTATTTCAACTCGGACGCCGCCTTCGACATGCACCGGGTCGGGCGCTTTGGCGTGGACCGTCGCTGCATGACCCCGGATGACATGCGCGCCGCCGGCATGGCAAAGACGACCGATGATTGGTGGGTTACCAGGCCCTACGATGGCCCCGTGCGCTCCGACGGTGACGCGCAGGACGCATCGGCGGCACCCGGGTAGCCCTACCACACAGGCCCCCCCGGCCGGCTCGGGCTATCCGGGGGAGCCGCGACCGGCGCGAGCTGCTGGCCCGTGAGCTTCAGCCACAGCGGCAACGCCTCGCCGAGCGGGCGCGTCGTCAAAACTTGCACCATGTAGGCCACTTCCTGGTCATTCATCGTGCCGTTCAGCTTGTCGCTCATGCGCCCTCCAATTTGACGATGCGCTCGTTGAGAGTCTTGACCGCGTTGACGAGTGCATACGTCAGCGCATTGGCGTCCAGCGTTCGCATGTCATCGAACTCCAGATCGCCCAGCTTGTCCTTGCGCGTCGTCACCATCTCTGGCATGGCGCACTCGGCTTCCTGCCCGATCAGCCCCACGTATTTAACCGAAGGATCGCGCCCGGTCTCGGCTTTGAAGTTATAGGTGACGGGGCGCAACGCCAGCACCGCATCCAGCCCGCTCGTATAGTCAGCGATGTCGTCCTTAATGCGCCCGTCGGAGCTGTCCACCCACGGCCCCCCACCGGGTTTATAGCCCTGCGTCTTGACTATAAACGCACCATTGCCGTCGCTAACGAACAATTGCACGTTTGCCGCATTGCGATAACTCAAGCTTCCGTTTGCGGTATCGAATTGCAGCCGCCAGCCATCCGCCTGAAATCTCAGCGACCGCTCGCCTGCCACAGTAGAGACCAGCCCCAAATTGCTCCCGCCCGTCCCCGCAAAAAGGTTACCGTCACAAATAACCTGCCCCGTGAAATTGTGGCTCGGCGCGTAGTAGTGAATCGGTTTCGCCGTGCCACTGCCAATTGGAAACGAATGCACCCTGCATTCCGTTGGGTTCACATAAATCTGGAATATCGAGCCATTCGCGCCCGGAGTGTCAGAAAGGGCCAATGTCGATCCCCCGCTTGCTCGCGGCCACAGAGACAAAATTGTCTCTACGGGATTCCCGGTTGAAAACTGCGCGGTTCTTGCGCTACTCGCCGCCAAAGTCATATCGCCGCCATCAAAGCGATACCACCCCAGCCCCGGCTCGTTGGCGAACGCAATCGACGGCGCCCCCACCGTGCCGTCGGGAAACAGCGTTGCATTGCGCTGGTTGGTCGTCGAATTGAACGAGCCGATCAGCACATCACCGCTCGCGGTCGCCATCTTGAGCCGCCAATCCGCCGCGCTCGCCTGGTCAACCCACAAAAGACCCGGCGTCGCATAGGCCGGGCGCGCTACGCCCGCGTGCGTCGTATGCAGCGCATCGCGCCACTGGTTCAAGTCGGCAGCGAGCTCGGTGCCGGTCTTGACGTTCGGGTCGATGGTGCCGAAATTGAACTGGCTCATGCTGCTCTCCTCGTAAGGACTCTCGTGACCGGCTGACGCCGCGGGCCTGCACGCCTGCGCAGCATCCCCTCGACGATCCGGGTGCTCTGCGCGCCGTAGCCCTTGGCGAGCCAGTCGAACTGGCGCGCGACCGATGCGCCCCCGTTCAGGAACTCGATGTCGAAGCCGTTGCGGTCTGAATTCGTTATCACGTGCCGGTCGCCCGCGCTCACGCTGTCGCTCGTGATCGCAATCGCGGGTCGTTCCTTGAACGCCGGCTCGTAGATGACGCGCATGCCCCCGACCGGGCACGCCACGTCGTATACGCCGTCTATGCGGTCGGTCATGTCGATCTCGATCTGCGCGCCCACGATCGAAGCGCCCACGTCCGCGACCGCATCCGGGCCGATGTATTCAGCGATCAGGCGGAACTGGAACACCTGCCCGATGTAGTCGCCGACCTGGAAGCGCCGCCACGGGCCGAACTCCGACTCGCCGAATCCGATAGGCGTCGCGCTCGCGAGCGGATTCCAGTCTGCCATTACGCGGGCAACCTCCACCCATCTGATCTCATGCCACACGTCGATCAGCTCGGCGATGTTCGACCCGTCGCCCGTGTCCAGCACGACCGAGCCCGCGATCGGCGCAGCGGATGCGAGCGGCACCCAGCGCGCCATGATGGAATTGAAGCTCACGCCGCCCGCGACGATCTTCGAGGTAAAGCGCGTCTGATAGATCGCGCCGCCGTCGTAGAGCTCGTCGTAGTAATACTCGGCGCGCTGGTGATAGACGCCATCCGATAGCGCGATCGTGCGGAGGCTTCCGCCCGCGACCTCGAAATTGCCCTTTGATCCCGGCCAGCCCTCGGGCTTGTCGTCCCAGGTCGCGATGACGTTAAGCTGCCAGATGTTCTCGCCGGGCGTGAAGGCCGCGGCGAAGCCGTCCGAGCGGTTGCCGCTCGTGTCCACGCACTTGATGAAGTAGGTTCCGAGGCGCGTGGGCACATCCATCGAGCGCGTCGGGTAGGCGATCTGCGGCGCGAGCACCGTTGACTGCGCGTAGCTCGCGTCCTCGATCAACGGCGAGTAGCGGACTTCGTAATAGTCCACGTCCGGCGCGGCAGGATGGTCCCAGTTGAGCGTTATCGTGTCGCGCTTGAGATCCAGGTCCAGATACGGCGGCGGCGCGGGCTTCGTCGTGTCGCCGATGATCGTGTCGCAGGTTGCAGGCGTCTCCGAGAGCGTGCGCTTGGCGCCGAAGGAATTTACCCCGAGCACGCGCACGCAGAAGCGCGTGCCGACGTAGTGGCGCATGGTCGCGACATCGATCGCGTGTATCCACTCGAAATTCGGCGACGCGCTCCTCCCGAGCAGCACCTGGGCGCCCGTCGTGTTCAAATCCCAGTCGAGCCATATTTCGTAGCTGACGAAGGTCGGCGCGACGTATTGCCGCCAGTCGAAGCTGATCGTCAGCAGTGGTCTACGCGCGGCATAGACCAGCGTCTGCAGGATCGTCACGCGCGGGATCGGCGGGGGCGCGATGAGCGAGAGATCGTCATCGACCACCGGATCGTATGGCGGGATCGCGCCCTGGTCCGCGCCGAAGATCGCCCCGCCCGCGTAGGGGACGAGCGTCAACGTCGCGGCGGCGTCCGACTGCGGCGCGATGGCGGCGACCAGGAACGGATAGGTGATGTGGTCCATCTCGCCCCACACGTGGAGATCGCCCACCTGCACGTTGCCGATCGGCGCGGCGGGCGCGACGGTGTAGGCGTCCAACTGCGCGCCGAACTGGCCTTGCTGGATCACGCCGTTAAGCGAGCGGATCGTGTAGCCGAAGGCGCCGGGGTTGCCGCCAAAGTCCACCGGCTCGGTCAGCGTCCACTGGTCGGCGAGCCCGCCCCCGGTGTAATGCACGTCCTTGATGCGCGATGGAAGTCCGCCCAACTTCGGCACGTCGTGCGCGACATGCACGAGATCGCCGCGCGTGCAGATGAGGTTTTCCCAATCGACCTCGAGCGTCCAGGCCTCCTGGCGGTGGATGCCCTGCGCCATGCGGTAGCGCGCGTCGCACCACACCTGGCCCTCGCGCGTCACGCCGGGGAGCTCGATCACCTCGAATACGCTTGAATTGCCCAGACTGTAGCCGTCGTTATAGACGGTGAACTCTTCCACCTTCCAGCTCGCGCTATTCATGAACTTGGCGCGGAAGGCGTGCGGCGCCTCGATGAAGGTGCGCGAGCCCTTGAAGCCGATCGAGTTGTGCGGCGTGAATACCTGGACGGGCGTCGTCTTGGGCTCGTCGATGATGACGCGGAAGAGGCCGTCGCCCGGCGCGAGCGTCGCGCGCCCCGCCGCGCTGATGGTCTGCGCGAGAGCGAAGAGCGTCGTGTAGTAATCGACGACGTGATCGAAGCGCGCCCGCGCGTCTCCCGTGCTCGGGTGGATCGAGTCGCAGTAGTTCGCCCACGCCTCGAAGCTCGCGAGGTCGAGCTTCGCCTGCGAGACCGGGCGCTTGTTCATCTTCCCGGTCAGCACTTCCCACAGGCACCAGGCCGGATTCCTCGAGAGCTCGTAGGACCACGCGCCGGCGCGCCTTACCCACAGATAGGACTGCGCGAAGCACGAGAGATCCTCCAGCGTGCCGTTCACCTGGTCGTTGGCCTTGACGCGGAGCTCGAGGAGCGTGTGCTCGTTTCGCAGGTTGATCGCCGGCACCGTGCCGCTGATCGATGACACGCCCGCGAAGATCATGTCGCCGTAGGTGAACTGCTCGTCGCCGGCGCCCTGGGTCTGGCGCGCACGGATCGAGAATCGCTGGCCCTCGACGTGCGCCGCGGTCGGGCGCACCGTGACCGAGAGCGCCAGCTGCTGGATGCGCGAATCGCGGACCTCGTAGGTATTGGTCGCCGTGTGATAGGCGAGCACCGTCTGCGGCGGATCGTATTGCAGCCATTCGCCCTCGCCCTCGTAGTGCGTCACCTGGGTAACGAACTCGGTTTGCAGCGGAGGAGAGATGTTGTGCGTCTGGCGCGAGGTCGTGACGTTGCCGAGAATCGTATAGGTCGTGCCGTTGTAGATGAAGGTCGAGCCATACGGCATCGGGACCGACTGCGAGCGCAGCTCCAGGACCTGAGTGCCGGGCGGGTAGCCGGTCGTGGTCGAAGTAAGGCGCATGGCGCGCAGGTCGCCGTCGCCGCCGTCGTCGGGATTGCCCCAGGAGCCCTCCTGCCGCAGGAGCTCGCCGCCCGTGACCTCGACATTCGCGGAATCAGTGGCGGGCATGATGTTGCGCGACGAATGCCAGTAGTGCGCCGACTGCAGCGGATACCAGGCGCCCGAGCCGTAGGGCGACCACTCGATCTGAAAGCGCACGATGTTCTGACCCTGCGCGCCGGTATCCCGGTTGATCGTGGCGATGCCGGTCGGAAAGACGAACGTCGCCACGAAGTAGGCCGTGTCGGGCTGCGTGTCGACGGTGCTCCAGCCGTCGTTCAGGATCAGGCTGTAGGCGTCCTCGTGGCGCGCGCCCCAATACCAGAGGAGCCCCGGCGCCTTGGTGTTGCGGTGGACGTAGTAGCTCGCGTTCTGGAAGTAGCCGATGTGGCTCGCGCCGATGCGAACGTCGCTCACCTCGTAGTCGCCCGCGCCGATGTCGTAGAGCGTCGTCAGGTATTGGTCGTCGCCCGATATTTCCGAGTAGGGACGGCCGGCGATGACGGGATAGATGCGGTGCGTGCCGAAGATGCGCCGCACCGGGCCGTAGGGGTCGAGCAGATTCGACTGCCCCTGCAGCGAGTAGGTCGGCGATGACGAGGCCGAGCTCGTCGAGGCGCTCGCCGCGGAGATCGACGGCTGAGAGGGCTTGAAAATCGCCCCCAGCGCCATGTTGGCGACGAAGCCGATCGCCGTGCCGAGCGCAGCTTGTGCAGTGATGCCGAACGCGAGCACCGTGCCGCCCGAAGCCCCAAGTATTGCGCCCGCCGCCATCGGCGCGACGATGGCGATGGCAATCGAGGCGATCAGCGCGAGCGGGTTCTTCTTGCCCCCGCCCTTGCCCGGCACGATGGCGACGATGACCTGGGCGTGCTCCTTCGGCGTGACGTGCGCCCACAGGTGCCGCGGCACCGGGACGCCGTTGATCGCGCACAGCACGTATTCGCGGTCGATCCCGGCCGGCGCGAAGCCATCGACGAGCTCGGCGCACGTCAGCCCCTCCTCGGCAAAGCCGAGAGAGCGCCGCTTATCGAGACGCTGCGTCAGGACCTCCATCGATAGGTCCCGTAGATGCGGTCACGCCAGCGGATGCTCTGCACCTTCTCAATGACCGAGTTGTGCCCCTCGTCTATGTGCAGCATGAGGCCGTCTCCGACATAGACAGCGCAATGCCAGGGACCTTTGGCGATACGGAACACCAGCACGTCCCCGAACACAGGCTCGCCCTCGCGCGGCCGCCAGTCAGGGATAGCCTTGACGATTGCGCCGCTCGAGGAGATCGGATCGAGTGAGGAATCGTAGAGCGCCATATAGTCAGGCACTGTCACGCCGAGCTCCTGGGCGTAGAAGTAACGCACGAGCTGCCAGCAGTCGAGCCCGGTCGCCGGGTCGGTGCCCTTGTCCTTGTAGGGAATGCCGACGTAGCGGGTGAAGTCGCGCATCAGAAAAAGATGCCCGGAAATTGCGCGGGGTCGTAGCTGTCCGCGGGATAGGGCGCGTTCAGCAGGTCGCCCGACACGAGGCGACCGCTGATCGTCTGCATGTCGTAGCTGATGTCCATCAGTTGCATGTCGGTGAGGCTCTGCTCGATCACGTCCGGCGTCATCGACAGCACGGCATACAGGTTGATGCTCGGCGCGCTCGCGAGCCCGCGTATCACGTCGATCAGCACGCGGTCGACGTTGGTGAACTCGACTTCCGCGCTCGGCAGGGTCTGCCCGTCGTCGATGGCGAGTGTCACCCTGAACTCGTAACGGGTCCACACGACGCCGAGCGCGACGATATCTTCGGTATTGTTGACGAAGCGATAGGGAACGGGGAGCTCCGGGTGCGTGATCTCGATCAGATAAAACCACGCCGCGCCGCTCTGGAGCGAATTGATCTGTATTACGGCGTTGGCGGAAAGCGACCTCACGGCAGGAGCTCGAGCCGGAACGCCGCGCGCCAGGCGATGCCGAGCGCGGTGTAGACGGGCGGCGAGGCGAAGCGAAAGAGCAGCGACGCGCCCGTGATCGGGTGCGCCATCGAGATCGTGTCGGTGCCGCCCTGGCAGGTGATGTAGTAGAAATCGCGCAGGCTCTGATACTCGGCGGCATCGCGCAGCACGATGTTGCACTCGTAGGTGCGAACCGGGTTGATGAAGCGCCGGCGCACCTTGGGCGGCCCGGTGTCCATGTCGGAGCGGATCGTCACTTCCTGCGGCGTCTCGGTGAACGCGTCGGAAGTGAACGCTTCGCTGATATTCGGGGGCCACGGATTGGCGGGCATCAGCGCGCTCCCTGGCGGTTCAAGCCGTAGGTCGAGCCCATCACGCCGTCGAACGCGCCCGAGCGGAATCCCGCGCTGACGGCATCGCGCACCATGATCTCGATCATGCGGTTCCCGTTGACATCGCGGCTGCTCTTCGTCTCGACCTGCGCGCGCGTCTCGTTGTAGACGTTGACGGTGACGCCCGCGCCGCTCGCATCGACGCCGAGCGAGCCGTCGGGGCCGCGCGAGAGCGGCATGATCGCCTCGGGGCCGGCTTCCGCGAACACGCCGCCCTTGGCGAAGGTGAACGCGCGCGGTGAATCGTAGACGCCGTTCGAATACCTCGAGAGCGAGGGCGAGTCGTAGACGCCGCCTAGCGCGTTGGCGGTGATGCCCCCAGCGCCACTCTTCAGCCAGCCCTTGAACCCGGCCATGAGCGGCTCGATGAGCATCATCTGCGTCGCCATCTTCGCGAGATCGCGCAGGATCGAGTTCGCCATGTCGCCGAACGAGTCCGCTGCGGTGTCCGCGCCGGAAGCGAAGTCCACGAGCGCATCGGAGATCGACTTCGAGTAGCCGTCCACCTTGTCGCCGAGCGACTCGAGCAGTTTCTCCATGTCGCTCGCCGTCTTGGCGGTGTCCTCGCTCGTCTTGCGCTGTATTCCGTTCACCCTGTCTAGCGCGGTCTGGTATTGCTGCAGCGTGATGGTCCCTTCGAAGTAGGCCGCGTCCAGCATTTCCACGGTCTCGAGGAGCTTCGCCGCGCCCGTGACCCCGGTCAGGTCGTCGATCTTCGCTTTCTGCTCCTCGAGCACCTGCGTCCAGCTCTTGCCGCCGTTCGCTGCGAGCCCCTGCGCGCGCTCGAGCTGAATCGTGAGCTCGATGGACTCGACGAGCGACTTGTTGCCCTCCTGCAGCATGCGCAGTTGTTCGCGCGCTTCGCGTTCGGCGTCGTCGCGCCTTGCCTTGCCCGCGCCCGTGGCAGCGGCGGCCGGCGTGTAGTCGAGTTGTGCGGGTGGCGCGACCGTCGTCCGGCGCTGCGACGGCGGCAGCAGGGCTAGCGCCTCCTCCCGCTGCAGATACTTGACGTATTCGATCCGCTTCCTGAGCTCCTCGTTCTGCGCGTGCAGGTTGGGAAGCAACCCGGTGCGGCCCTGCGCGATGGCGCGCGCGGTCATCTCGTTGTTCTTGTCCAGTTCCTTGTTGAGCTTCGCCAGGTTCTCGGCGGGCGTCAGGAACGTATTAATCTTGCTCTGCATCTGCAGTGCGGCAAAGAATCCGCCAGCGATGCGGGTAGCCTCGTTGAATTCATTGATCGTCTTTTGCAGCCACGGGACGAGCTCGCGCGCGAGCGCGGCGGCGGTTTCCTGAAGGTCATTGGTCAGGCGGCGGATCGACTTCTGCAATTCCTCCGACGCCGCCGCCTGCTCTGCGGTCACTTTCGCGGTGATCCCGGTCTCGGTCGCGAGGTCCCGCATGTAGGGCAGGACTTCGGCGGCGTTCTTGCCGAGGATCGCCATGATGGCGGCGCTCTTCGCACCGCTGTCGGCGAACCCGTTGAACGCGATCGACATCTGCTTGAAGGCTTCCGCCGGATCGAGCCCGCGCAGTTGCTCCACCGAGAGCCCGACCGCCTTCAGCGCCGCCTGCGCCTTCTTCGATTCCTCGTCGTTCTGGTGCAGCGCCTTGTTGAGCTTGGTGATGGCGGTCTCGACCGTGCCCATATCGGTGCCCGATATGCGCGCGACCTGCTGGAGTTCGGAGAGATTCTCCACGCTGGCACCGGTCTTCTCGGCGAGATCGTCGAGCGCCGCGGCGGCGTCGATGCTCTTCTCCACGAAGGCGACGATCACGCCGACCGAGAAGGCGGCGAGCAGTTGCTGCCCGAACCCGGCTACCGCCGCCTCGAGCGAGGAAAACTGCTTCTCCAGTGCTGACGTGCTGCTCTGCACCTTCTTCAGTTGCGCGAGCGAGTCCTGGGCGAGCTTGACCTGGAGCTCGTAGATCCGGGTCGTGGTCTCGGCCATCAGTGTCCCCGCCCGCGCACGCGCATGCGCACCTTGATCGCCGGGATGCGATCGACGGCTGTCTGGCCGCTCGGGTTCAGGTTAGCGACCTGCAGGTAGATGTTGAGAACGTCAAGCGCACGGAACCGCCGCTGCACGCTCTTTGCCGCCTGCTCGAACACCGACATCGAGACCATCTGCGCCTTCGTCTTCGTCGCTCGGGCGTAGCGCACCAGCGTCCGGTTGCGGGTGCGCCGCTGCAGGCGACTACCGCTCCTGCCGAACCACTGCCAGGCGCGCACGTGCGCCAGAGGCAGCGCCACGTAGAGGTCGAGCGCGTGCGGGTTCGCCACGCTCTGCACGATCGCCTGCGGGTCGCAGGGCGTGGGCTTCCCGGCCGGCCCGGTGCTGTAGTAGAAGCGGAGCGCCCCGAGCGTCTGCCCGGTCACGCGCCGCCCGAACTGCTGGAGCGCGTCGCGCGCGGCGATGATCGCATCGGCCATCGACTTCCTGTCGGCGAACCAGACGGTGATCGCGCGCGTGGCGTTCTCGATGTCGGTGCTGCGCCGGTTGTCGACCATCATCCCGGTCGGCTTGTTGCCGAGGGAGGCCTGCGCCGCGATGTTCTCGTAGGCGATCGAGCGCAGCACGTGCTGGTAGTCGGCCTGGGCGACCTGCAGGATGTCCTTGTAGACCGCGCCGCGCTGGGTCGAGCTAATGACTCCGATCAGGGGCGCTGCGGGGAGTGCTTGCACTGGTCGCTTTCCTCTGCTTTTCCTTGTGCTCGTCGAGCATGTGCGCCGCGCGGGCTAGCACCGGCCACAACCATTCGAGTTCTATCCCGTAGTAGTCGCTCCAATCGCGCGCATCGCGCCACGACGCATGAACGCCGATCTGCTGGACGGCATCGACCGCCGGCAGGAGCCAGAGCGGCACATCGGGGCGCGCTTCCAGCGCGGGCACGCGCTTCCCCTGCGCCGCCGCCTGCTCGAGCCGTCCGATGTGCGCGCCGTATTGCTCATGCCAGATCAGGATTTTCCCAGGTGTTCGCCGTCCTCCTGGACGACGGGTCTGAAGCGCGAGGTATCGAGCGCCGCATCGCGCACCGCGTCCCAGATGACCGGGCAGTCGGTCAGGAGCTGGACGCAGTTCTCGCGCGTGAACGCGAGCGCGTGACCGTCGCCGTTCGTGACGCCTTCCCAGCCGAGGACCACCGCATCGGCGAAGGCCTCGATCTGCGCCTCGTCGAGGAGCTCCATGCCGCGCACCCCGCCGTTCACCATTTCCTCGCGGCGCGGTGACGCGGCCTGCGAGAGCGCATAGCGATAGGCGACGTTGGCGGACGAGGCCGAGCGCACGGTGAAGGTCATGTCATCGACGACCACGGGCTTGCCCCGGCGCTCTGCGGCGCGATCGACGCCATACTTGTCGCGCGGGTTGCTCATGCCGTGGCGACGGCGGGCTCAGCCGTTGCTGCCGCGACGACGGCGGGTCCGCGCGTGACCTGCACCGTGTAGCCGGCCACGTCGCTGTAGAGCGCCTGAATTTCCACTGCGGCAGTGACATCGGTGTTCGTGCCGCTCGCTACGACCGGCGCGGCGATCATCTTGCAGCGCGGATACTCGAAGAGATACTCGAGCGCGCCAGCCGCGTCGTTCAGTTGAACGCTCACCGCGAACTCGGACTGATCGATCAAGGCCTGCACGGGCGTGTCGGTCGCGTAGTAGAGCGTGGCGCTGATCTTTGCGTCGAGGCGCCCGCGCACCGTTTCCTTCGTGCCCAGGGTGCCGATGCACTGGATCGCGCGGCTCCCGGTGTCGAACGAGAGCTCGACCGCAGAGAAGCATGCGGTGGCCGCGATGCCGCCGATCGACACCACGACGTCCTGCGGGACCAGCACCGGCTCGACGCCGGGGTCGGGATAGGTCGCGCCCGCGATGATGGCGGTATCCAGCGAGAGCGGCCCGCCGATGGTGCCGACCGTGCCGGTGATCGGCTCGCCCGGCGCGATCGAGATCGTCATCGTGGCGAACGTGGTCTTGTCGAAGCGGTGATAGGACTCCGCGCCCGCGGTCGGAATGTCCGGGAAGAGCTTTTCCAGCAGATACTGGCGCAGCGTCGGGCCGTTCTCCAGGACGTCCGCCGCCCAGTCCCCGCCGAGCACCGCGCGCAGGTATTCCTCGAATGCGGCGTGATCCGAGATCTCGAGCGAGAGATCGCCGGTCGATTCCCCGCCCGTCAGGATCGAGTCGCGAATGTTGCCGCTCGCATCGAACTCGTTCGAGGTCGTGACGGTCGGCGCGAAGGCGACGCCCTCGCCCGTCAGGCGCGCGACGGTGAACACGGGCGTGGCAGGGACAGCAGGGGGCGCGCCGGTCAATTCGACGAAGGCGACGCGCACGAGGTCGGCACTTAGAGGCATGACATTCTCCTATACGAAATGATCGTGAGCGAACGCAAAATCGACGGCGCAGATGAGCCATCGTCCATCGGAAAACTCGGAGGGTGCCGGCGGAATCACGCTCTGCACCCGGATCTGTTCCACGGGCTCGCGCCAGTTGCGGAAGTGCGCCGCGATCTGATCGGCCATCGCGATGATGGCGCTCTCGCCCGCGCCCGTGCGCCCGACCACGTAGGCGCGGAAGGTGCCGAGCTCGCGCCGGCAGCCTGGCGCGCCGATGGAGATCGGGAGGTCGCTGATGGGGATAAAGTCCGTCGCCGCCCACAGGTCCGGCAGCGTGTTGTTATCGATGCGAACGCCGAGCGTTTCAAACTGCGGCAGCGCCGGGAACGCGGTAGCGAGCTCGAAGCGGAAAGAGTTTCTGACAACGGCGCTGCTCATCAATTGCCCCTGATCGTTGCCGTGATGAGCGCGAGGTAATCCTGCGCCGCTACCGGATGTATCTGCTCGATGGAATAGATACGCTTGAAACCGCCGACATCGACCGTGAGCGTGTCGAACTGCTGCGGCAAGCGGTTGGGCGCGATGAAATCGGCGGGCGATAGCAGCGCGTTTGCAGGCTCGCTGCCCAGGTCCTGCAATAGCGACACTGGCCCGGTTTGCCGGTAGGCCACGGTTCGCACCTGGCGCCCGCTCGGTGCGCCCTGCTCGGTGAAAGTTACGGGCGTGCCGTAGAGCGCCAGCGCCTCCTGGGCGGTTGCGGTTATCCCTGCGAAATCGACGGCCGGGAGCGCCATCAGCAGTAGTCCTTCACGCGGTAGGCGTCGATCGTGTAGAGATACGGCGCGAGGATCGGGGGCACGCTGGAAGTGTCGTAGCTCGACTTCGCGGCCTGCGTCGTGTCGAAGGAGACGGTGAGCGCGCCCGAGCCCAGGCCGAGGGACTTCAGCGGCGCGCCGGCGCCCGAGCTCGAGGCGCCGCCGCTCGCGTAGGTGACCCCGCCGTAGTCGGCGCAGCACCGGGCAAAGGCGTCGGCCAGGTCGGCCGGCACCTCGTCCGGGTCGTAGCCGCCCGAATAGGTGACGCGCGCGAAACTCCCCGGATAGCCCCATCCCGCATAGCCGGGATAACGCCCCCACCAGCCGCACGCGCCGATGTAGATGAAGCCGTGCGCTGAATCGACCTGCGGCGCGCCCGGCGCGGGCGCCTGGGCGATGCCGTTTATCAGGAGCTCGCTCACCACTTCCACCGGATAGCGGAAGAGCGGCAGGCGCTCGACGGCGACGATGCTCTGCTCCTCCACCACGTCCGCGACGTAGGCGAGCCCGCGCTTGCAGTAGTTCTCGAACATCGCGGTGACGACCGGCAGCGCCGCGGTCAGCGCGGCGTCGGACGCGGTGTCGGTGAGGCCGAGGATCTCCTTCACCTTGTCCAGAGGCAGCAGGATCGGCGCGGTCACGGGAGCACGCTCTTCAGCACCTCGTGGAACGCCGGGCCGAAGTCAGCCTCGAGGTGGTCGGTCGTGCCGTCGCCATTCTGCTGCACCAGGACGAGCGTGAAGCCCTCGGCCTGCGCGCCGATGATGGTCGAGCCGTCGCGCCCGTTGGTGCCCGGCAGGCCTTGCGAGCCACGCTCGCCGGACTTGCCGGCAGGACCGCGCCCGGCGAGCAGCACCGGGACGCCATGCACCATGCAGAACGTCCCGTAGTTGTCCATGAAGAGATCGCCGTCGGCGTAGACGGCGTCCTTCTCAAACGTGCCGCGATGGCGAAATCCGCCCGAGCCCACCCGCGCCCAGTGCTCGGGCTCGTCGGTCGGGCTCGCGGTGTCCTGGAGCGCGACGAAGTGCTGCCCGAGGTTGGCGAGGACGACAGTTCCCTTCCGGTAGACGGCGCCCTTCGCCCACTGCGGGGCGTCGATGCCCGCGCCGGGCGGACCGGACAGGAGCTGGAGCTCGGCGACGCGCTTCTCGAGCTCGGCGACGCGCTTCTCCGTCGCAATCTGGTCGTCCAGCAGCGGCTCGAGCGCCGCCGCGATCGCTTTCTCGATCATGCCGCCTTCCTCTTGCTGTAGCGCATATCGACCACAAGCGCCTTCGCGATCAGCGGGTCGGCCCGCTTTTCCTCTTCGTCGTCCTGGTCTGGCTCTTCTTCATCCTCGTCATCGGGCGCAGGCGGCGTCTCGGCGGCGGGCCGGTTCTTCGAGGCGATCTCGGCCGCGTGCAGCTCGGCCAGCATGTCGATGGAGACCATCTGCTGCTGCAGGAAAAGCGTATTGCCGCCGGCCACAGGCGGCAGCCCTTCGCCGTCGCGTGCTTCGTTCGGCGACATCACGCCCCCCTGTATCGCCTTGGTGATCGCGTCGATGCGCGACTTGTAGTCCATGCGCAGGAGCGCGCGCTCGTCGAACTCGACATACTCGTTGGCGGGCAGATTGAACGCGGCATCGAAGCTGCGCTCGAGGTTCTCCAGCAGCGAGCCCAGGCCGTGCGCGAGCCAGAAGTTCGTCATTGCCTCGACGTTGTTCAACGTCGCCTTCGAGAGGTCGCCCACCATCGGCAGCGGCACCCCGAAGCAGCGCGCAACATCCTCGATCGACATGCGCTGCGCCTCGATCAGTTGGGCGTCCTGCGAGCTGATCGCCATCTGCGAGAACGTGAGCCCGCGCCCGAGCACCGGGATCTTCCCCGCGTTCGGCCCCTGTGACTGCTCGTCGAAGGCCTCGCGCAGCATCTTCATCTGGTCCTTGGTGAGCGGCTCGGGGCTCGAGAGCACGCCGCTCGGCCGGTTCATGTTCGCGAAGAACGCCGCCTGGTTGCCTGCCAGCGCGACATTCACCCCGAGCGCGAGCGCGGCGGCGGTCAACGGGGATTCCCCGATCAGCGGATGGCGCGGCGTGTGCTGGCGCAGGTGCAGGATGTCGCGCGCGGGCGCCATCGCATCGATTTCCGCCGGCAGCATCGGGTTCGTGCCGATCGAGTAGTAGAGATCGCCGGTCAGCGGCTCGATATACGGCGAGCAGGCGCGCCGCGGCATCAAGTGCATGGCGTTGACAGCGTAGCGATCGTCGCGCAGGAGCAGCACGAAGGCCTCGCCCTCGAAGAGCATCGTCGCCACGCAGTCGAGGATGAACTGCGGCCAGGTCTGGTAGGCGTTGGGCTTCCGCAGCACGCGCGAGGCCGGCGAGGTCGTCGAGGTCTGGTGCTTGCCGGAATCGAGAACGACCTTGTGCGCCGCCGGGCAGGTGGCGACCGCTTTCGCCGTCGCCATCACGCAGGCGTAGGCGATCGGCACGCTCTGCGCGCTGCGCTGATCGAGCGTGAGGCCCGCCTGGTAGCCGTCGCCGAAGGGGATCGGGAACGCATTGCCCCAGTGCGAATAGCCGACGGCCGGGCCGCGGTAGCTGCCCTCGGGACCGCTCCACCACGCTTTGAGGCGCTCAACCAATCCCATTAGCGTCTGCGCCTGGGCGTCATCGCCTTGTCGTTGTAGTCCTGCTCAGGTTTGGGCCGCGGGGGCGGGGCGTCCTCGATGGGCTTGAACAGGTTTGCGCCGATTCGCGGGTCCTGCACGCGTCCGTCGCTGATGAGCTGCGCTGCCAGTTCCTCGTCGCACTCGACGTAGCCCGTCGCGTTGTTCAATTCTGGAATTCGCCGAAACGCCCATACGCAAGTCATTGCCATGCGGCCCTCCGTCAGTAGCGCGGCCACTTGGGCAGCGGCAGCGCGCCGAATATCGCGCCGAGCAGCAGCAGGATGAAGATCAGGATCAGGATGACCATGACGACGTTCTTGAAGGGGGGCTGCAGCGGCAGCAATCCAATCGCGTAATAGATCATTCCGAACACGAGACAGAGAACGAGCAGATAGACCAGGAACTCGATCATTGCGTCGCTCCTTCAAAAAGACGCGGGCGCGCAACCTGCAAGCGCGTCCGCGTCCGGGGGAACCTACTTCGGCCCTGCTCCGCTCTCACGCGTGTAGCCCCACACCCACCCGTTCAATTGCGGCACGTAGAACCAGCCGAACACGAATCCCGGAGGCGCCGGCGGCTCGCAAGGATCGCCCGGATCGACTTTCTTCGGCCCCGCGCCGGAGCCGGCCTGATACCCATACATCCAGCGCGCCGCGGTCGGCTGGTAGAACGCAACGAGTTTCGCCTCCGGCGGTGACGGCGGCGCGTCGATCGGCGGTATCACTATCGGCGGGGTCATAATCGGGGAGTCCGGCCCCCAGATGCCGCCGGGAGGGGTTCCGCCTGGGGCGATTGGATGGCCCATGATCGGGCTGTCCGGCCCCCACGTTCCCGGCGGCGCTTCCACCGCGGTCGCTTTCACGATGCCGGGCTGGCCCGTCGGTTCGAGCTTCAGATAAAACGTCTGCGGCATGTCACTAACCTCCTTGTCAGTTAAGAGGACTCGGGTTTGTGCGGCTTGCACGTGCGGATCTCGACCGCCCCGAAATCGATTACGGTTTCCACTTCACACGGCGACTCGATGCGCACGCTGATGCACGCGCTCACCGCGCCGAAAGCGAGCGCGGCGAGCACGAGTCTTGCTACCACGCAACAGCGGTGAGTTCCTGAACCGGGCCGGGGTTTCGCATCTTTGCCCAGTCGGCGTCCATCAGCATCCGCAGCGCCCAGGAGTTCGTCTGGTAGAGCGAACGCACGGGTGCGGCGACGACGTTCGGCGTGCCCGCCGAGGCGATCGGCAGCGGCGTCGTGTCCTCTTCGTGCAGCGTCGCGACGTTGCTCGGCAGGAACGCCGGGTTGCCGATCGCGAAGCTGAACTGCGAGAAGTCCACGAGGAGCACGATGTCCGCCGGCATCGCGAGCGAGGTGACGACACCGTAGCCGCCGAGATTGTTATTCGCGGTCTCGGGGAATTGTTTCGTCCCGACGGCGTTCGTCAGCCACGACACGGCGAGGAAGTTCTTCGGATGCATCAGCCATTTCGTGTTCGTCCCGCCCATGTTCGCGGTCGTCATCGCGGTCAGCATCACCTTGAGATCGTTGGTGATCGCCGCCGCGGTCGCGCCCGTCGAGGCGCGCGTGTCGCCCGCCGCGAGGGAGTTCCGAATCCCGGCCGGCTGCGTCGCCGAGCCCGCGCCGGTGCCGATGAAGATCGCATCGAGTGCCGTGGCGGTGTCATCGATGATCGCCCTCTGGAAATACGCGGCGAGATCGATCGTCGAGCGCCGCAGCATCTCCTCGGTCGCGGTCAGGATGACGCCCAGGTTCTTCGGCGTGAGCGAGCCGCTCGTGAAGTGCAGCCCGCCGACCCGGATCGGCGCCCCTTCTGCGCGGAACGCGCCCGCTGCGTCCGTGGCCGTGCCGCTGCGGATCGGGTAGGTGATCGAGGTATAGCCCTCGAAGCTGTGCTGCTGCCCGAAGGGCACGCACTTGGGCAGGATCGCCTCGGCGCGCAGCATGTCCATCAATTGCCCGTAGCCGATGCGCGTCAGCTCCTGGGCGTAGCCAGGGACGGTCGTCATCGCCGGGTTCTGCGCGGCCTTGACGATCGTCTCGATCGCGGCCGAGCCGGGGAAGCGGATCGCTACCACGTCATCGATCTTCATCGACTTGCACGCCGCCTCGTAGGTGACGAGCGCGAGCTTCCCGAGCAGGTGTTCGGTGTCCTTCACGGAGTCGCGCCGGATGACCTGCGCGCTCTTCGTCGCGAGAGCTCCCGCAGCAAGTCTCGACTCACTGCTTTTCAAGGTAGCGAGCTTGCCGTCGATTGCGTGGAGCTCGGCATCGAGCTCGTCGACTAACGCCTTCTGGGTGATGAATTCATCGCTGGTCGGTGATTCGATTTCGCCCAGCTTCGAGGTCTGCTCGGCGAGCCTGTCGCGCGCGGCGACCTGTGCGCTTTGCGTCTCGACTACGAGCTCGGAAATGGTCTTGCCCATGCTGTGACTCCTGGAGGGACTGCGAGCGGCACTTGCCGCGACTAACTGCAGAGCCGGGCCGCCGCGCGCGGGCACTTGCCCAGCGGGGTCCGACAGGGTGATTCCGAATGACTTGGCGATCTGGATCGCGAGCGGATGCGCGGGCGTGTTGACGAGCGAGACTTCCATCAGGTCGAGCTCGTGAAAGTGCAGCCCACCCTTGTCGTTGGGCTTGCCCATGCCGCGGAAGCCGATCGACGCGCACAAGGGCACGCCATCATCGAGCAGCGTCTTTGCCATGCGCGCGAGCGGCGTCGTGGCGAGAGTAAGGTCGCCGATCAGCTTGCCCGCTACGATCTTCAGGTTTTCCCAGTAGCCGATGGCGTCGCGGTGCTGCCAGAGCGCAATCAGGCGCCTGCCGACGTGCGGGCGATACGCCGCAGGGTCGATGGTGTCCTTCTCCCGGTCGGGCGAGGACGCGGAGAGGACGAACCGCGCGTCGCTATCGCGCGCGGCGGCTTTCTCGATTACAAGCGGGAGCTCTCGACGATCAGGTTGAGCGCCATCCAGGGGCATGCCGGACCTCGCACCAGAGGGCCGGAATTACCGCTTGGGAGCGGACCGTCGCCGAGTTTCAGGGGAAAGGGGGGCAACCGCTTTTCGCGTTCGTCTTTCGAGGGACGGCGGCGGCTGTCCATGAAAGGAAATTCTACAAGGAAAATCAGCATTACATCAGCATTATTGCTAACCGACTGAGAATCATGCGATAAACGCCGCAACGTCGAACGCGGGCGCGCTCACCATGAAAACGCCCGCCGCCATGACCGCGGCGACCAGCGGGTCGATCCTCTGCGTCGATTGCGCCTTGTCGAGCTTGCGGTTGCCGGCCGGGTCCTGCACCACGACCGCATTAGCGGCGCCCATGTTGAGGAGCGGATGTGCGCCGTGGCGCAGGCGCTCCTGCAGGAGCAGCGTCTCGAAGAATTCGAGGCGCGGGCTCATCGACTGCATCCCCTGGCCGACTTCGCTCCAGGCGTTCACGACGAAGTTATTCCGGTCGGCGGCGCTCCGCGCCTCGTTGATGCGCCAGCGGTCGTAGGCGCAGACATCGATGCGGATCTCGAGATCGTCAAGGCGCATGCGCAGGAACTGGAAGAGCCAGTCGTAGTCGAGCGTGGCGCCCGGCACGGCGATCAACTGCCCGCTCTGCACCCAGGCGCTGTAGGGCGCGCGGTCCCGGAGCTCGCGCTCGCGCAGCGATCGCTCGGGCGTGAACACGAACGGCCACAGGTGCACCGTGCCCCCATCGTCCTGCGCCGCCAGCACGCAGGCGGTCAGGTCGTGCTTCTGCGAGAGGTCGAGCCCGGCGCCTACGGTGCGCCCGTCGCGGAAGATCGCCGGGTCGGGCGTCGCGTTGCACGCCTTCCAGATCGCCGGGGCGAGCCAGAGGTGCTCGAGCGCGATGCGCTGGTTGAGGACGTGGTTGCGATACGCCGCTTCCGCGCCCGGCAGGCGCTTGGCCTCGGCCGCCTGGCGCAGCATCTCGCCCTGGTTCATGAACTCTCCGAAATGCGGATTGGCGGCCTTGATCGCCTTCACCCCGAAGGGGTCCGCATCGACCGGCGCCGTGTATAGCTCGATCTTGCGCTCCCGCTCCTCCCCGCGCAGTGCGTCGTCGATCAGCACTGACAAGAGATCGGCATCCCCCGGCGCCTGGGTGCTGATGATGATCGACAGCGGCTCAGGCTGCTTCGCCTGCGCCGTCTCGAGCGCCTCGTAGAGCTCGGAGCGAGGTCCGCGCACTCGCCCGAGCTCGTCGTGGACCACGAAGGCTGGCGATAACCCGTGCGCCGTCGAGGCGTCCGCCGACAGCGCCCGGTAGAGCGTCCCGAGTTCGGGACAGGCGAGCTGCTTGGCCGTGTCGCGGATCACGACGCTCCCGTCCAGGTCCGGCGAGAGCCGCACGCACTTTGCCGCGTAGCCGAACAGGATCGCCGCCTGGTCGCGCGACTGCGCCGCGGAGAAGAGCTGGCTGTTCCGGCGCGCTTCGTGGCCACACAGGTGCAGGAGCAGCAGGAACGCCGCAAATGCCGTCTTCGCGTTGCCGCGTCCCATCGACAGAATGAAGGTCCGCGTCGGCGTGTCATAGATGCGCCGCAGCCACCGCCTCTGGTGCGCCGTCAGTCTGACCGGCTGCCCGACGAGCCGACCCTCCGGTATCCGACAGTAAGTCTCGATCCACCGGGCGTTGCGCTGTCCGCGCGTCATTCCCACGGCCTGCTACCTGAGCCGTGCCGCTCCACGGCCCGAGACGCCTTCTGCGCCTGGTAGAGCGAATGATGCGTGAGCCGCATGGCACGCGCCAGGTGCAGCACGGCCGTCGTCTCGTCACGCATCATCTTGCGCAGGCGCTCGAGTCGCCGGAAGGTTTCCGGGTCGGCGAGCACTTGCAGCGTGACCTCGGCCAACTGCCCCGCGATCTGGTCTGCTCCCACTACGTGCCGGCAGTAACTGACAAGCAATGGCACGTGTTCAGGGCCGAACCAGTCCACAGGCCGCGCATTCACCGTGCGCAGCCAGACCGCCCGCTCGGCATCGAGCTTCAGCTCTGCAGGCGGCGCCGGACGCGAAATGCCGCGGATTGGGACGGCGATCGCCAGCGAAGCTGCTGATTTACGACCGTTCTGCTTCATATCGAGTTAGGAAAAAAAGGC